ACAACGCCACTAACGTGGTGGATGCGGTTACGCACCTGACGTCGCTTACGGTAGCTAGTTCGATCACAAACCAAGCACTCACCAACCCCACGGTGACCAACTACATCGAGACGCTTTATGCGCCTGCAGCTGGTTCCTCCTTCACGGTTGCGCTATCTGACGGCACGGTGCAGCGGTTCACAACCAACGCCAACACCACCATCACGCTGCCTGCCTCGGTCGCAGGTAAGTCGTTCGTCATCATAGTGCAGTACGGCGGCGCTCACACCCTGACATGGGCCGGCGGCTCCACGTTGAAGTGGAACGCTGGAGTCGCCCCGATTGCTACAAGCGTCAACGGTAAGATTGACATCTTCTCCTTCTTCCAAGACGGAACCAACACCTACGGGTCTACCTTCGGGCAGAACTTCTGATGTTCTCTGCCGCGTCTAAAAGCGCCAGTGGGGGCAAGCTAATTACCGAGACGTTCACGTCTAATACGACGTGGGTGGCACCTGCGGGTGTAAGCGTACTGCGCACCATGAGTGGTTTTGGTGGGGCAGCTACTCCCGATACTCCTGTTAGGGCTGGTGTAACGTTTTCGTCAGTAGGTTCGGCAGCTTCTACTTTTCCTGAGCCTCCATTTGCGCAGTGGAGCTACCTATACTCTACCATGACAGGAGCCGCCGCCACTGTTGCTGGGGGTAGCGGTGTTCGGTTAGTTTTGTTGCCTAAACTACTTGTAACTGTGGGTCTTGGAGACACATGGTCGAACAACCTTACCTCAGAAAATATATGGATTAACGGTACTTATAACAACGTGTACGCAACTGGAGGTGCTTTAACCAGCGGTAATATTACATATCCCACTGCCTCTGCCGCGTGGGTATTAGAAGTAGATACCTACTCGTTTGGTTCCAACGGGCCTGCTACTACCGCAGTAGGTAAAACTTTCCCCGGCGGTACGCTTGGGGGCAGTGTGCCACTTCGCACCGCTGTTGCTCCTGTGACAACAACCTTTACCGGTGTAGCCGTCACCCCCGGTGTGTCCTACTCTTTCGTCATCCCCTCGGGTGGCTCACTCACGATCACTTACATAGGGTAAACCATATGCCCTTCATCAAGCTCCAGTTTAAGCCCGGTGTGAACCGCGACCAGACCGACTACTCCAACGAGGGCGGCTGGTACGAGTGCGACAAAATCCGGTTCCGTTCTGGCTACCCGGAGAAGCTTGGTGGCTGGGTCAAGGCTACCCCTCGTACGTTCATCGGCACCTGCCGGCAGATGTGGAACTGGGTCACTACGTTCTCGGACGACCTGCTTGCTCTTGGCACCAACGAGAAGGTCTATATCGAGGTATCCGGCTATTTCTTCGACATCACGCCGGTTCGGGCTACGATCAGTACCACAAACTCGGACAACTGCGTCTACACGACCAACGGGTCGCGCACGGTCACGATCACAACGGTAACCGCTACCAACGCCGTCGAGGGCGCGTACGTTCAAATCTCCGGCGTATCCGGCGCAGTCGGCGGTATCCCAGCTTCCGAACTGAATGCGGACCATAGGATTGTGTCTTCCCTAAGCAACTTCTCGTTCACCATTGAGGTGGCTACGGCGGCTACGTCTACCGTGACTGGTGGGGGCGGCACGGCTATCGTCGTGCAGATGCAGATTACACCGGGCAACGCTATTGCTACTTTCGGCTACGGTTGGGGCGTCGGCACGTGGGGGCGTAATGCGTGGGGTCTGGGTGCTGACCAGCCGATTGTGCAGGCGCAGCGCGACTGGTGGTTCGATAACTTCGACAACGACCTTGTCATGAACATCCGCAACGGTGAAGGTTACTGGTGGGCGCGCGGTGCGACCGTTGATCCGCAGACCGCACTGGCTACTCGGGCTATTAGTCTGTCGGCTTACGCTACTGCGGAAGGATATACGGCAGCGTCGGTCCCCGTTAAGATTATGCAGCTGTTGGTGTCGCAGCAGGATAAGCACCTGCTGGCCTTTGGCGCTGTGCCGTTCGGCAGCACGAGCGAAGCGGACTTTGACCCCCTGCTTATCCGTTGGGCTGACCAAGATACACCGGGTGACTGGACCCCCGCAGTTACTAACTCCGCCGGTTTTCTGCGGCTCTCCCGTGGTTCTAGGATCGTGCGCGCTCTGCCGACCCGGCAGGAAATCCTCGTATGGACCGACTCGCACCTCTATACGCTCCAGTTCCTCGGCACGACGGACGTCTTCGGTGTTCAGGAGTACGCAGATAACATCTCCATCATGTCGTCCCGCGCCATGGCGTCGGCGGCCAACGTCACCTACTGGATGGGGCAAGACAAGTTCTATGCCTACACCGGTCGCGTCGAGACGCTGCCATGCTCGCTACGCAACCACGTCTTCAACAACTTCAACCTCAACCAAGCTGAGCAGGTTATCTGCGGTACCAACGAGCAGTGGAACGAGGTGTGGTGGTTTTACCCAACCGCCGACTCCGACTACAACAACGCCTATGTGGTCTATAACCACCTCGAACGCATCTGGTACTACGGCACTCTAGAGCGCACGGCGTGGCTCGACACGGCGGTCAGGTTCTATCCGCAGGCAGCCAACACAGCCGGGGGCGGCAGCACGGGCTTCCTCTACGAGCACGAGAACGGTGTGAACGACGACACTGTGGCTATGACCAGCTACATCCAGTCGAGTGACTTCGACCTCGACGATGGCGACCGTTTCATGCTGACCCGACGTATCCTGCCTGATATCGGGTTCGAAGGCTCCACGGCTACGACCCCCGAAGTCACTCTGCAACTGCGCCCGCGCAACTTCCCCGGTAGCGCAGTACGGGTAGACCCTGCTGACTCACAGCGCGTCATCAACACCTCCGTAGGTGTCTACACTGACCAAGTCTTCGTCCGGGCACGTGCCCGCCAGATGGCGTTGAAAGTCACGTCAGACCAGCTTGGGGTTCAGTGGCAGCTTGGCGCTCCTCGCCTTGATGGACGGCCCGATGGCACTCGATAGGTTCAGAGCGGCACCTCTACCCAACCCCCCGGCGCAGTACGACCCGCAGTACCTGCGGCAGGTGATTCGCGTCATCGAAGTCTACTTCTCACAGCTGGATAGCAACACACCCAACTACGCCCAGAAGTATACGGCGGACACCTTTAATGGTATCGCTGCTACTAGGCAGGTCACCACGACCGAGAAAAACGCGCTCTCCCCAGCGGCTGGGTGGGTCGTGTTCGATACGACGTTGGGCAAATTATGCGTTTATAGCGGGTCTGCATGGCAGACCGTGACTTCCGTTTAGGTTAGAGATATAAGCGTAGTGACAGGCTAAGGGCGTCGATATGCAAGAACTCACAGTCCCCCCGCAGACCACTGCCCCGTACACTCCGGCGGGCGGTTCAAACATGGCTGCTGCGCCGCGCCTCGGTACGCCGATCCCCGGCACTACGTCTTCCATGCCTATGCAGTCGGGGCTGTCTGTGTTTAATAACCCGATGGCTTCTGAGCTCCAGAGCGCACCGCAGCAGACTGCACAGCAGATGCAGAGCTACGGTCGCAATGGCGACTCTATGCTGGTCCACATGACCCCCGATGAGGTCGGCGGTCTCCAAAGTCTTGCCATGGCCATGGGCGGCTCACTCACCATCAATCCTGATACTGGCCTACCGGAAGCCAACTTCCTGAAGAAACTTCTCCCGACCCTGTTGGGCTTGGGCCTTACGTTTATCCCCGGTATCGGTCCTCTTGCAGCTGCGGGTATCGTAGGCGGCGGCCAGACCCTGCTTACTGGCGACATCAACAAGGGCCTCATGGCTGGCCTCCAAGCGTTTGGTGGCGCGTCTCTTGGTGGGGCTATCGCTCCTACGGCTGCTGGCGGTGCAGCTGCTGCGGCTAAGGCTGCTGCGGCTAAGGCTGCTGCGAGTACTGCCCTTCCCGGCGCGACTGGCACTGCTGCAAACATCGGCGCGGGTCTAACGGGTACTCCGGGCATTTCCGGTGCGGCGGCTAATCTGGCCTCTGCGGGCGCTCCAGCGATGTCTACCGGCCTTGGCACTTTGGGCACTTCGTTGGCACCTGCCGGTGGCCTTGGGGTTTCGGGTTTTGGCACCGGCGCAGCCGCAGCAAAAACTGGTCTCGCTGGCTTTGGTCAAAACTTCGGTCGGGCGGCTTCCGCTGGTTTGGGCGGCACGGCGGCCAAGGCCGCTCCTTATCTCGCGGGTTATGGCGTTCTCAGCGGGCTTAGTGAAGCTTCGCAGCCACCGATGCGCAAGCCAGAGGAATACGAGTTTAAGTACGAAGGTCCTTACGGCTTCCCGACCCGGCGTTTTGACCCCCGTGAATCTGGCCCCGGCGGTGAAATCCAGTTCTTTGACGAAGTGAACCCGCTGGGTGTCCTGACTAGCACTGGCCAACGCCGCTATGCTGAAGGTGGTGGAGTTGACCAACGAGACGCTGACGCCGCCGTTGCACGGCGGTACGGCGAGCTAATGGGTATGTACCAAGCTGATCCCACTAAGTTTGCGGGTTCGGCTGAAGACAAAGAGTTTCGGGGTTTGTATCAGCAAATCCAAGACATCGCGCAGCGGCAGCGCAACGCCAGCGCTCCTCCTTCCCCTCCCCCTTCTACTGGCGGCGGTGGCGGTGGCGGTCCTCCTCCCGGCGGCGGTGGCGGTGGCGGTCCTCCTCCCGGCGGCGGTGGCGGTGGCGGTCCTCCTCCCGGCGGCGGTGGCGGCGTTACCACGACTGCGCCCGGTGGCGACATTACGTCTACTACCGTGGGTCCAATCGGCAACATCAACCCGACCATGGGCGGTGTCACCGCTGGTACTGGTACGGGCGCTACGCTGAGCGACCGCGTTCTTTCTCCCGGCGCAACCCAGAGTGGCGCGGGTCTGGAAGCTCTTAAGGACGCGTACACCCCGACGTTCTCCAACGCGGCAAACTTCACGACAGCAGCTGCGCAGCCCAGCACCATGGGTGCGGACTTGTTCTCGGCACTTGGGCAGCTCTCGTCGCGCTACGGTACTAGCCCCGGTGCAATCACGGCATCGTCTGGTTATGAAGGCGGCTCTCCTTCGGAGCGCATCCGCGCTGCGGCTCGCGCAAGGGCTGCGGCTAATGCGACTACTGGTGGCGCTGCTCCTGCCGGCGGTGCTGGCGAAATAGACTTTGGTTTTGTAAACCCGCTGCCCATGGCTCCCGGCGCGATAAACCCGTTTAATATTGGTTCGCCGGAGTTCTTCAACCAGCTGCTTAATGGCAACGGCGGCGGCGGTGGCGGCGGTGGCTACTACATGCAGAACGAAGTCAACTACAACGCCAAGGGCGGCGAAGTGAACATGGATAACGGGGCTTTTGTCGTCGATGCGCGCACGGTTTCAGAGATGGGTAATGGTAGCAGCAACGCTGGTATTGAGCGTCTTATTGCTATGGGTGGCCGCCCTGTGCGCGGCGGTGGTGACGGCGTTAGCGATTCTGTGCCTGCTCGTATCGGTGGTCGCCAAGAAGCCCGCGTGGCGCGGGACGAGGTGATTTTCTCCCCGCAAGCAGTAAGCCGCCTCGGCAATGGCAGCCACAGCAGAGGCACCCAGAAGCTTTACGGTTTGATGGAAAAGGCGCATAAAGCTCGTAAGAAGGCCAAGCGTGGACAAGACACCAAGGTCGCTAAAGGTCTTGGAGCCCTAGCGTGAGTGAAGTTCATGTCAGCTTAGTGCCGACGGAACACGTTCTAAACGTGTGGCCGGCTGTGGTTGGCTACGTTGCTGACGCGCTTGCGTACACCTATGGGCGCTACGAACCTGAAGATACCTTGGACGAGCTGCTGGCCGGTACGCATCAGCTGTGGATTGCGTTTGAAGACGGCGACATCAATGGCGCGGTTATTTCCCACATCCTCCAGTACCCAAGGAAGCGGTTCCTTGGGTGCCCTATCGTCACCGGAGACGAGTTCAGCACGTGGAAAGCCCCGATGCTGGATATCTTGCAGCGGTTCGCCGCTGACAACGACTGTGAGGGTCTGGAAGCCACCGCCCGCCTTGGTTGGGCCCGTGTATTTAAAGACGATGGATACGAAGCCTTGTGGCAGACGTTCCAGCTACCGGCAGGAGTAAACCATGGGTAAGTCGTCAACGCCGCCCACCAACCAGACTGTCAACACAACGACGAACACTATACCGGAGTACGCTCGTCCGTACTTCGAAAACGTCATGCAGCGTACGCAGGCGTGGGCAAACAGTCCGTACCAAAACTACCAGTTCCAGCGCATCGCTGAGATGACGCCGGCTGAGCAGCAGATTCAGGCCAACACCCTTGCCATGACTGCCCCTAGGCAGTTTGCTGATGCTTCAGGTCTTGCCGCCGCTGCTGGGCAGGGGTCGCTACGCGCAGCTGACTATAACCCCACGCAGTTCTCCGCGCAGCAGATTGGGATGCCCACTCTCCAGCAGTATCGGGCGCAAGAACCCGGTATGATTGCGCCGGGGGAGTATAACGCTGCCCAGATGCAAGCGGCGCAGACGCAGTTCAACCCGGAGCTGGAACGCTTTGAGATGGACCGCGCGCGTGACGTTATAGCCCAGCAGTATAACGCGCCGCAGATGAACGCTGCCCAGACGCAGTTCCAAGCAAATCTTGAGCGTTTCCAGATGGCGGGGCCGGAGCGCTTCGGTCAGGCGCAAGCCTCAGAGTATATGTCGCCGTACATCCGCAACGTGCTGGATGTTCAGAAGCGCGAAGCGGCTAACGATGCGCGCAAGGCGCAGCTTGCCCAAGACCTTGGAGCCGCTCGGCAGGGTACCTATGGTGGTGCTCGTCAGCTCTTGGCTGCCACGGAACGTGAGCGCGCTCTTGGCCAGCAGATGGGTGACATCGAGGCCCGTGGTCTTCAGGCGGCATACGAGAGTTCACAGGGTCAGTTCGAGCGCGACCGTGCAGCACAGATGGCGGCGCAGCAGGCTAACCTGCAAGCGGCTCTAGGTGTTCAGGAGCTTGGCACCAAGACCGGTCTCGAAGCGGCACTGGCTAACCTGTCGGCTGACCAGCAGTCACGTGTCCAGAATATGGCGGCGCAGCTTCAGACGCAGGGGCTTAACGCTGAACAGGCGATGCGTGCTGCGCTGGCTAACCAGCAGGCTGACCTCACTCGCGGGCAGGCAAACCTGCAAGCGGCTTTGGGTGTTCAGCAGCTTGGTACTCAAACGGGCTTGCAGGCGGCACTGGCTAACCTCGACGCTGCCAGCCAAGCCAACGTGCAGAATCTCGCGGCGCAGAACCAGATGACTGGGATGAACGCCGACCAAGCACTTCGTGCTGCACTGGCTAACCAGCAGGCGCAGGCAGGGACCAGTCAGCAAAACCTCCAAGCGGCACTGGCTACTCAGCAGCTGGGCGTGGGATCAGGTCTCGAAGCCATGCGGGCTAACCAGTCGTCGGCTCTTGAAGCACAGCGCCTTGGCGAGCAGTCACGTCAGTTTGGTGCACAGAACCGGCTTGCAGGGTTCGGTCAGGCGGGTCAGATGGCCCAGACCCTTGGTAACCTTGGTCAGTATCAGCAGCAGACGGACCTCCAGCGGCTTCAGGCACAGGCGGCGGCAGCCGGCCAGACACGGTCAATGGAGCAGCAGCGGTTGGATCAGTATTATGCTGACTTCCTGCGCCAGCGCGACTATCCCATCGAGCAGCTGGGTTACATGAGCAACCTGCTGCGCGGCTTGCCTGTGGGTCTGAACACGACAAATATTACCTACGGTCCGCAGCCGGGTATGGCGCAGCAGGTTCTCGGTGGGGGTCTGGGTGCGGCGGCTCTTTCCAGAACATTTGGTGGTCCGTAAGGAGGATTAGATGCCCAAACCGTTTACCCTCCAAGCCCCGGAAGATATCGCCAAGGAATATGGCGGTAACAAACAGAAGATCGCGCAAGCGATGCAGATGGGCGTCGTCGACCCCACTGCCGGTACCCTTGCGGGTATGTTCATTGACCGTATGCGCAGCGCGCAGATGCAGGAAGGCGCTCAGCAGCCGTCCGTAGCGCAGCAGGTATTTGCCCCCCCAGCTCCGCCTGCTCCGCCAATGGGTGGCCCCCCGATGGGTGCTCCTCCTGCTCCACCGATGGGTGGTATGCCGCCCGGTGGGCCGCCGATGGGCGCTCCGCCTGCTCCTCCGATGGGTGGTATGCCGCCCGGTGCTCCTCCGATGGGCATGGCTGATGGCGGCTTGGCTGCGCTCCCCGTTCCGGAAAACATGTTCGATGAGCCCATGGACGGCGAGTATGCCGGCGGCGGCATCGTGGCTTTTGCTGATGCAGGGCCGGTGGGCTACATGCAAGAAGCTCCCGAAGACGAAGAACTGGAAGCCGTTGGATCGAGGGGTCGCTACGGGTTTGCCCCTACGTTTGAAGGGAATATGGGTCTTATCGAAAAGTACGCTCCACAGCAGAGTAAGTATGGCGATAAGCTGACTTCCTTCTACGAAGCTGAGATGAGCCCCGAAGCCCAGAAAAAGCGCCGCGACGAGGATAAATATTTTGCGCTTGCGCAGCTGGGTGCCACCATGGCGGGCACTCCGGGTAGCTTGCTACAGGCATTTGGTGCGGGTGTCGGTAAAGCTCTCCCCGGTCTTCAGGAAAGCGCCAAGGCACGCCGCGCCGAACAGCGAGACGCAATCAAGACGCTGGCTGCTCGGGAAGACATGACGAACAAGCAGGCTACCGACGCGTTCAGGCTCGCAGGCGATTTGCAGAAGGCATACGGCGGCTTCATGGATACCGAAGCGCAGCGTAAGCTTACGAAGGAAATGAACGAGGCGGATAATGAAGTACGGATAGCGGCCCAGCTGCTGGCTAATAAAGGCCAGAAAGATGTGGCTGTTATCAACAAAAACGCGCAACTGGATTACTTTACCAAGCAAGAGGCTAATCTTGTAAAGGACGTTAAGGCTAAGGCGGTGGCTGCACTGCCGGCGCTGCGTTCGACACTGGATAACCCGGTCGGCTTGGCGCATAATGCGTTTAGGAAAGCGCAAGCTTCTGGGAATAAGGCCGAGGCTGCGCTGGCAGCCGACGCAATCAGCGAAGCCGAACGTGCGTTTGTAGCTTCGCAGGTTGCCCTTGTCAGTGGAGGTACGCCACCGAGTCCGGGGGCTGAAGTTGGCTCTGTACCCGGTGGTAAGATCGTTGTACAAAACGGCAAGCGCGTCTTCGTTCCGGGGGGCTAATGCCTTTTGAAGTTTATGGCCCCGACGGTAAGTCGGTTACGTTCCCGGACGGCACGGACGACGCAACCGTTGTACGTGTGATGGGTGGTATCTACCCATCGGCTACTCCTGCTGCCGCAGCGCCTACGGCGAAAACTCCGTCCGTTGATGACACCAACATATTCCGAGATGTACCCGGAGCTCTGGTGAGCGGCCTTGGCCAGCTGGCTAAGTTCCCCGCAAACGTGTACGGGTTAACCACGGGCGACTTCGACACGATGGCTTCGCGCGCTGCGCAGGGTCTCACTGATATTGGTGAAGACATCAAAAGCGAAGGGCTGCGCGAACGCGAGCGACTGGCGCAAGAACGTATTGCTGCGCAAGAAGGGTTTTTGGGAGAAGCAGGTCAGACAATTAAGGAGTACGCGACCGACCCGCGCCTCCTCATGTCGGGTGCATTGTCCTCGCTGCCCAGCATGGTGGGTGGCCTCGGTGTCGGTGCGCTTGCTGGTAAGGGCGTAAGCAAACTTGCAGGCCGTAAAGCTGCGGAAGAAGTTGCAAAAGCAAAGGGTAGGAAAGCCGCTGTCGTAGGTGGTATTGGGGCAGCAGCTGCTGAGCAGGGAGCCAGTGTTGGCGAAGACACGTACAGCCGAGTTACAGCGCTCCCAGAGGAAATCCTTACTCAGTCTCCAGATTACCAGTCGCTGCTTGAAGCAGGGACATCCCCGGAAGATGCGCGGCAAGAGCTCGCGCTGAGCGCGGCTAGGAAAGCTACGGCGGCGGCTACCGCGCTATCGGCAGTTTCCGCAGGTCTGTTGCCGAGAGCCATTGAAAAAACTGTGTTTGGCGATGCAGTAACTGATGGCATCATCAAGCGGTCTCTAAAGTCGTTCGCGGGTGAGGCTACCCAAGAAGGTATCGAAGAAGGCGGCGGGCAGCTTGCGCAAAACCTTGCGGTGTCTCAAGCAGATGTAACTGCGGACCCGTTCAAGGGTGTCGGTGCCGCCACAGCACAGGGTGCTATCTTGGGTGGAGCTTTTGGTGCTCCTGCTGGCGCGTTTAGTGGTAGGGCACAAGCCGCCGCTCCCGGCCAAGAAGCACCTCCGGTCGCTCCGGAAGTTCAAGCTGAGTTCCGAAAGCTTGCTGCGCAGCAGGTCGCTGCTACCATGGCGGCGAACCCGAACATTAGCCAAGATGAAGCTACCACGGCAGTGGTTGCACGCGCAGACGTTATTCTGGAGCAGGCGAAGGCAAATGTCGAAGCGGCGCAAACGCAGGCGGAAACGGGAGCAGGACTGGATGGAGGAGCAAGTGGACCTAACGTGGCTGTCGCTGGAGCAGCTGGGCCAAGCGTTCCAGTTGCTGGCGCTCCCACGCCCACCGGACAAGCTGCCCAAACCGTTCCACAAGCTAAACCCGTCGGAGTGGCTAGCGTTGGAGAGCCTGTTGGTGGCCCTACTGGAGCAGAAGCAGGTGCAGACGGTACACTGACGCCTATTACCGGTAAGCAGGTCACAGCTACTATACCAACCATCGAGAAGGCGTTTGACGACAACGCCTTGGACTTTGAAGTTTATGGGGTCGAGAAGCTCAACGCCGAGCAGAAAAAGCAGGCCGCGCGCATCGTCCTGCAAAGCCCCGAAGTTGCCCCATACGATGCTATCGTCTCTGTGCTTGACCGTGGCGTAAAGGCACGTGGTGAACAAGTTCCATCGAAGACAACCATCGACATCAACGGTCAGAAGCGCACCATTGAGACCGCACCCACCCTCACTGGGTCACAGCAGCTTGCTGCTGAACTGGGAGTAACTGGAGAACGCTACCCTGCCTTGGAGCCGGCATACGTGCTACCCAAGGATAAGACCACCGAGAAGATGCGGGTTATTGCGCCGGTGGTTGCCGATATTTTCACGCGGGTTACCGGGCTGGATACCTCCAAGCTTCCCGAAGGTGACACGAAGAAGGCGTATAACTCCTCCAATACGCGCATCCTCAACGCCGTGCTGCGCGGGGAAGCAGTCAACCCCGAGACCATCGTCCAAGAGCAGGTGGCTCAGTACAAGGTCCCGCTTGCCTCGCAAGCGGCTGCGCCTACACCTACACCTACCCCGACCCAAACCGTTGAAGCCGAAGAAGACATCCTAGCCCCGGCACGGGGTGAGATGAAGCTGGCTGAGCGTAAAAATACAGTTCGCCCCCTTGTAAGTCTCTTCGCTGACGACGCTATCAAAGGTGTCAAAATCCCAACTGGGTTTGGCAGCGCAGACCTAGACGCCGTCAAGAAGCAGGCTACCAATCAGGTAGCTAATCAACTGGCCAAGGGGCAAGATGTAGACGCCGCCGCAGTGGTTGATACCCTGCTACGGAACCGGGGCTTTGCTATCCCCGAACGCGCTACCGCTACCGCTACCGCTACCGCTGCTGCGCCTGAGCCTACGTCTGTGGCTGCGCCTGAGCCTACATCTGTGGCTGCGCCTACACCCGAACCGGAATACACCCCGCAGCAGATTGCGGAGCACCTTACATATTTCTCAGTGCCCGAAGCCCAGTCTCGTGGGTACGAGCCCAATACCGACCGATTTGGTATGTTCACTGAAGGCGCGCGTGACGTTGCCAATGGTGTTGAGCCTATCCCTGACCAGCAAATTCTCGAAGGGTTAGGGCAGGAAGCTCTCGACGCATACAAAGCTGGTATCCAGTGGGCGCAGGATAGCGTTGCTGCCGCACAGGCCGCGCCTGCTAAGGTCGCTCCTGTTTCTCCGGCTAAGAAGGCCAAGCAGGTCAAGGCGGTTATCAAACGCAAGCCGGGTAAGACCGTAGCTGAAAAAGTCCTTAACATGGCGCAGGCGGAAGTTGACGCCATGCCAAAGGAGGACATGGTCGGTCAGGTTACACCGTACACCCCTGAGTATGAGACGATCCGCGCCAAGCCGGGAATTAATGCCACCCGCATGGCTAAGATGTTGGGTCCGCAGCTCTACGGCGACCCCACCAATATGGGTCAGGTCTGCATCAAGGAAGTCTTGCAGAACTCGTTCGACGCCACCCGTACAGCGATCAACGGCGGTCAGATTACGCAGGGCGAGATTAGTATCACCATCTCGAAAGATGGCCGCACCCTAACGGTCAAGGATAACGGGATTGGTATGACGCCCGAGCTTCTGGGCGGCAAATTCCTTGAAATTGCTGGTACCGCCAAGGAAGGCGACAAGAACGCTGGCGGCTTCGGTATCGCCAAGATGCTGTTCCTCTATGCCAACAAGAACATCCGTGTCTCCACGGCGCGTGATGGACGCATCGCTGAGATGGATGTGACGGGTGAGCAGCTTTTTGCTGCGCTGGACGACCCTAATCAGGCCCCGAATATTGAAATCCGGGAGCTCGAACCTGTAGATCAGTTGGCGTTTCCGGACGGGCACGGCACTATTATCCAGCTAACCATCCCTAAAGAGTCCGGTGACTACAAAATTAAAGAGCTCCCGCGCTACCTAGATGAAATTGCTTCGCTAGGACTCAGCCCGCTGTTTGCAAATATCAAGGTAACTTTTGATGGAAGTACCGTTCGCGGTCCCAGAACAGTTGATGTTGGTGCCAATTTCCCAGCCCAAGACTATACCCAGTTTGTCGGGGTAAAGTTTCCGTGGGGTGTGGCTAAGGTCTATGTCACCCGCGAACAGACCGGGCAGCAGTACGGTCGGAACATGCACATCCTGTCAAACGGGTTGTGGCAGTTCTCCACTGATGTCAACAAAGACCCGTCCAACATGTTTAGTGATCCGGTTCCGTACCGGTTCTACGTGGATATCGTGCCTTCGGTAAAACCGGATGAGCCGGGATATCCGTTCAACTTTAATCGCCAGAACTTTACCGATGACGCCAAGAGGGACTTTGGTAAGATCAAGAAGTATATCGACGCCATCTACGCCTACAAGAGCAGGGCGGGTGAAGCCACGAGCTTTGGTAACGTTCAGTATTTTGATGCACGGGGTAACCTTGGCCCCGTAATTGACCTGACTCCAAGTATCCCGGTGCAGGACACGTCCTTTACACGGGTTACCGTAGGCGATCAGATCACTGTCGATGAGAACGGTGCGCTGTTGGTTAACGGCCAGCCGATGCCTGAGCTGACTCCGGACGAACTGAAGGCGGGTATTCCTAGCGCTAGCGAGCTAAAAATTGATCCGGACCTTATCGACACCAACTCGGTCATGGTTCACGACAACGCCGACGTAGTCATTAACGCTACTGGTGAAAAACTGTCGATCCCAGACTACATGCGCCGCCAGTTGGGCGTGCGTTTTGATGAGTTTATGCTGTACAACGGCGCAACCTTCCTCACCCTGCGTAACGAGGTCGCTCGTGTCATGGGTTACAGGGGTCTCCGCGACGAAGCCATTGGTGTCTCCTTCGACCCGGAGTATCGCGGGGTCTCAATCCGGTTGCCGTTCTCCGGTAGCTTTATCAACCCGCTAGTCCCTAAGTATGCGGATGGGCTGCGCGCGGGCTACGGCATCTTTGGTACCATGGTCCACGAGCTTGCGCACCACAGGGTGCGCAATCATAATGCTGACTTCCCTGCCGAGATGCAGGACATCTTGCTGAACATGGAGTCAGACACAAATTTCGACTTCTACACATTCAAGGCAACGTTTGCGGAAGCCATCGCAAGGGATTACGCAGATATCATCAAGTTGGGCGTGGAGCTTTTCAATGGTAAAAACCCAGACATCAGCGTTGAATATCGCGGAAACCGTTTTACGGATGGCAGCCCGGAGCAAGCACCCGAGGGAGCAGGCGATAGCGGAGCTGGGGACGTACGCGGACCTCGCGGAGAAGGAGGCACCGGGGAATCCCTACTCGGTCCAGCTTATGAACGTCGTGGCGGCACTGGAGGCGGGAGCAAGCGCGGAACAGGCGCTAAGGGTAGCGCGCAACCCGTAAACAACGCCACCGTCAACAAGGTAGCAGCTGCCAAGCTGACCAAGGCGCAGACCAAGAGGCTGGAGGAAGCCGCTGGCATCCGTCGGATGAAGATCACCGGTATGCAGAAGCGTATTCTGCGTAGCCGTAGTGCGGAGGAAACGACGAGCCTGATGGGCAAGCTCATGCTCATCGCGCGCAACCCCAGCGAAGATGGTAACATCCTTACCAGCCTGTTCAACAGCGTTAGCGGCCCCTCGGCGCTCCAGAAACTGCTTGGGCCGCAGATGACTGAGGATGTGGTGCGTCTCGCCAACGCCCTTGGCCTGAAGAACGTGCAGCGTATCGACGACCTCATGCGTAATGAGTACATACCCTACGTCAACCGTATGGTCTTGAACGCCAGTCAAACGTCTGAGAAACTGGCGGACTTCCTGTCCCGTACGGAGCTGGGCGGGAAGGCGCTGACTGATGTCGTTATCTACGCAAACATGGTCGATGTAGACCCGTCGCTGGCACCCAACGCCACCGAGTACTTCAAGCTCGACAACAAGCTGGCGGAACTCAAAGCGGAACTTGCCAGCGAAACGGACCCTAAGAAACGGACTGCGATACAAAACAACATCAGCACCCGTCAGGGGGAAATCCGCCGTGCGTACACGGGCGGTGTTGACGAGCAGACCGAAGAAACCGTCTACGGCTGGAACGATCTGTCGCGCCCCGAGTTTGGCGGCGGCGCAGGTAAGCAGATGTTCCGTATGCTGCGCGATGAGTACCGCAAAACTTTCGACGAGCACTACCGGCTGCTTATGGCGCGTATTAACGCCGCCGATCTCAAGTCTGAGGATCGGATCAAGCTTAAGAGCGCGGTGGAGAAGATGTTCGCTGAAGCCAAGAAGCGTACCATCTACTTCCCCCTGAAACGCTTCGGGGAGTACTGGGTAACGGTCGGTAAGGGTAAGACCGGCGAGTTCCATATGTTCGAGTCGCTCACCGCCCAAGAAGCCTTCATGGCGCAGCTGCGCGAAGACAAAGATACCCGTGACGTCAGCTCCGGTTTTGGCCGTGACACCTTGCGCAAGGAGCTCACCAAGAACGACGCCAGTGCGGCGCTGAAAAATATTTTGGACCTTATCGCTGACGGTAAGGCGGCAGACGTGGACGTACTGGAGGAGAGTGTCCTTCAGCTGTACCTGACTGCTCTTCCGGAGTCCGACATGCGGCGGCGGTTTATCCACCGTAGCTTCAAGACCGGCTTCAGCACCGACCTGCTGCGCACCTATGCGTCGACCTCCATCGCTTCGGCTAACCAGCTGGGGCGGCTGGCGTTTAACTACAAGTTCGACAACCTTATCACAGCCGGGCTCAAGGAGACCGAAGGGCGTCCAAGCAAGGCCAAGTTGGACACCATCACGCGGGAAATGGCGCTGCGCGTGAAAGGGATTCTGTCTCCGGACCCACAAAAAACCATCGACTGGTGGTTGAGCTTGGGCTCCAAGGCGACCTTCTACCTGCTGCTCTCTGCGCCGAAGTCTGCGGTGGTAAACTTGCTCCAGCTACCCATCGTTGGTTTGCCTACGCTTTCTGCTGAGTTTGGTGAGGCTGCCACTACGGCTACGATGGCGCGTTACATGGGTACCTTCCTCACCGGGAGTCGTATGGGTAACCCGTTCAAGGATAAGGACGGCAACCTCAAACTCCAGACACCGAAGTTCACACTGGAGAACAGCCCGTACATCCGAGAGCTACGTAAGACCGACCCTACTCGGTACGGCGAACTGATGAAGGCGTGGCGCTTCTTTGAAGAGCGCGACGTTACACAGAGCACCTTTACGGCAAGCGCGAACATATACGAGCGTAGTAATAAGCCTTCGGATAAGTTCAGCTTCATGCAGTCTCTGCGCCGTGGCGACACCGCCAGTGCAGCGCAGCTTGCCGTGGCTAACACCGGCCAACTCCTTGGCGCGTCTTTCCATACCTTTGAGCGTATTGGACGCGAAATCATGGTTATGTCGGCGTTCGACATGGCCTACGAGCGCGCCATCAAGCAGGGCAAGACACCCAAGGATGCCGGTAAGGAAGCACGTGAGCTGGCCGAGAAGCTGACCAGCAAGGCCATGTTTGACTTCTCGAACTGGAACAAGTCACGTTACGCAAAGTCGCGCGCGGGCCGTCTGCCGCTCCAGATGCGCTCGTATAGCCAGTCGATGACGTCGCTACTGCTCCGTAGCTTTGTGGGTATGATACCGCTCCAGAGGAACAAGGGAGGCAAGCTGGCGGCTGCGCGGATGTTCTTTGGTGTTGCCGCGATGACAACGCTCCTCGGCGGCCTGCGCGCTTCTCAGTTCTACATGCTGGCCTTGGGCGCATACGGCATCTACGAGTTCGTCAAGGAAACCTTTGGCGACGATGACGATGAAGAAGAGAAGGAGATCGAAGGCGGCTACGTCTCCGAGAAAACCATCCAGCGGGAGATGCTGAAATTTGCGGACGAGAAGGGCCGAGAGCTGTCCAAGAAGGACATGGATTACTTCATCCGGTCGGTGTGGATTCCGGAGACGTTTGGTCCGGGCGGTACGCTTGCAAACGCACTTGGCCTTAGCCCCGAAGCCGCAGCGAAGCTGGCGGCTATGGCTGACATGGGTCTGCCCGCCCTTGGTGGGGTGGATATCTCCAGTTCGGTGTCGTTGAACGACTTGTGGCACTCCACGCCGTCTAAGTCTGATGACCCGGAAGTTATGTTCCTTGAGACCTTGGGCCGCACGGTACTTGGCCCTTCGGCGGCGGTCCCCGCTGCCTTTTTCCGGTTTTGGAAAGAAGCCAACGCGGGTAACCTTGATAAGGCCGTTGAAGCGGTAATGCCCGCCGCCCTGAAGAATATATTCAAGGCCGCGCGTCTGGAGGAAGAAGGTCTGGTCGTAGGTAAGAACCGCGACGTCGTCCTTAAGGACCCTAGCTTCTACGACGTTTACACGTTGGCTTTACAGTCGGCGGGCTTCACCGAGGCCGGCACATCGCGGGCTATGCAGCTCGACATCAAGGCTGGAGAAATCGAAGAAGAGGTAGGCAAGCAGGCGACTGAGCTGCTTGACCAGCGGTATCGTGCGGTGCTGGAGTTCAACAAGAAGCCCACGGACGAGAACCTGAAAAACTGGAAGCGCGTCGAGCGGGACATCACCATCTACAACATGAACTTCCCCTCGAACACTATCACCGAGGAAGACAAGGACAAGTCGTTCCAGAGCAAGAGCAAGGTAGCCGGGGAGCGCGCTTACGGGCTGGGCTTCAACCCGAAAATTCCCGTGCGCCAGCCGTTGGCGGAACAGCGCGCCAACGAGATGCTGAAGGACCAATAAAAAAATCCCGCCGGCGAGGTCATGGGGGAGACCTACAGCCGGCGGGAGGGGGTGCAACACGGAAGGAGCAAACTTCCAGCTCCACTATTATCTTAGAGCCTCCAGAGACGCAACCCCTTTATGCTGTTATGCGTCTCTCCTCGAACGAATACGGCCACCTCCAGACGTTGGGCCTCTTGGTAGACGTCCTCCTTACCGGCTTGGGTATCCAAGCAGGGAATGAAGACTGAGTGCCCCTTCGGGAAGGTCACCCAGTCTATGTCGTAGAAGACACCCTCAATCTTCATCGGTCTTGGTGTATACCTCCAAGTCGAGCATATCCTCATCCACCTTCAGGTACAGGCAGTGAACGGGGTCCACCGTAACATTGGTGCCCTTGGTCAGACGGTAGGTGTCGCTCTTCAGGAGGCGGCCCTTCTCCTTCAGCTTGCGCGTCGTCTCCGCGTAGCTGATCTGGAACCGCACACAATATTCCTTAAACTGCTTGACCGAGACGTACATCATCTTGGTGTTTGGCTCGATACGCACCAGCAGCTCACCCTTGGGTTCGCGCTTCGGCAGCGGCTTGGCCTTGCTGCGCGCATCGCCGTCGTCGATGACCAAGATGTTCTGTATGCTGCGATACAAGTAGTCGCCCAGAACCTGCTCGACGTCATCCAGTGGGGCTTCGGTCTCTCCACGCATAATCTCAAGCCGCTGGCAGACCCACAGATAGATGCGTTTCAGGTCCCACGTAATCAGACCACACTCTTTGGCGTAGATAGCCCCGACAAGGTTGGCAGCGATGGTGGCAGACCAGAAGCGCTCACGGGGGAGCAGCTTCAGTTCCCGGTCGATCTTGGCCTGTGTGCTCTCCAGTTTCGCCAGTACCTCTGGCAGCTTGGAGATGATGTGCCGTAGGAAGATAGGACCAGCGTGGCCGTAGTTCTCCATCAACACCATGTCGAACATCTGCTTGCCGTACTCGGTGCCGACAGACTCGACGAGGCCGATGGGGTACTCGATGAGGCGCATCAACTCACCTTCTGGAGCGCGCTTCAACACGGACAGCTTTTCCGCAAACGATGCGTTGGCCGTGGACACGGTGATGGTCTGCCATGTGGTGTTGTTCTCGCGCAGCTCGTTGGTGCCCGACACCATGCGCTCTTTGCCCTTACCGTTAGACAGGCCGTAGAGCAGCTCGGAGTATTCCTCCGGCGACATGTTGGTCAGCTCGTCCATGGTCGCAGGCAGGTTGTTAAGGATACCCACCCAGAGCAGTCGCCCGTTAAGCGTGTCCTTCTGCGCCAGCCGCAGGTTCTTAGGGTGCCCATAGACGCTGTTGACCAAGTTAAGCACGGTCGACTTACCCGTACCAGAGCGTGGGTTGTACAAGTTGATGACCGCACCAGTCTGGTTAAGGAACTTCAGAAGCGGAGCGCCGAAGGCACTCAGCGCTGCGAACGCATGAGGCTCCATACCCGGCACGTTAAACATCGCCGCTGCTTCTTTCCACTTATCCAGCGTACCCACCGGACCAATGAACTTGGCCAGCTTCTGCGTGACCTTTGACGGCGGCGAGTAGACGTGCCCCGTCGCGGTAATCTCTTGGTCGCCAATGACGAACCGGCTGTTGTTCTCTACCCATCCAAATTGCTGTCTCATGATTTCTGCCTTATCCTTCTTTAGGCGCATATCCGCCGATGACATGATGTAGTCGTGTAGTATGTTGGCTTTCTTCCCCCGCAGGTAAGCACCCCCGTCCGCCATTATCTTGCGGAACTCATCAAAGACCGAGACCTTCATCATGGGGAGCGTGAACTCCCGTATCCCGTCGTTGGGTAGGTGCAGGCGAATAAGCACGTGGTCTTTGTATCCCCCGTCGACGCGGTCCGTGATGCGCTTCACCACATACAGGTCAAAGGGGTAGATACAGACTGGGTCCGGTTGCTCTCCGGCTTCGTTCTTTTGCGGCAGTACCCAGACACCGCCGCCTTCGCCCCGGTAATAGGGTGTGGGGTACTCAGGTATCTCGAACGTCCGGACCTCCCCTAGTATCTCCTCCACCTTGATATTGTTGGCGGCCACTTTGGGGATTTTACCTAGGTCGCGCGGACCGAAGATTTTGCCGAAGTGCTTGCACCCTTCGCAGCGGTCCGGGCTTGTGGCCTTGTACCGGGTGCAGCTAGTCGCCTTCCGGATGGTGGCTACCTTCCTGTCCACCTCTTCCGGGTCGTAGCCGGGGTGACCGTCCGACATCAGGTGAACCGCCGTGGAGGCATCCTCGCACAACGCCGCCACTGACAGGGCGTAGAACCACTCGTTATAGTCCACCGTCTCCCTATTGGTGTAGGCGTGAGCCAGCTGGGCGCAGCCATCACCGCTGGCGGTCCGCTTCATGATACGCTTGAAGCTGTAGCCTACCCCGTCCAGCATAGCCTGCTGCTGGGGCGGGGCCTTGAAGTTCGGGTCGAAGATAGACTTGGGCGCTGCCGGTGGTGCTACACCAAGCAACCCACAAAAGTCGTCGAAGTCGATAAGGTCCCCGACATGCGCCACGGTGACAGGAGCCTGCCCGCCGCGCTTCAAGTTGAACGTGCCCGGTATGCGCAGGATGCGCGCCGCCTCAAAGACCTTCTCATCCACGCGCAACCCTTGGGTGCGGCAGACCTCGCGCAGCCGTGAAGCCACTGGCTCCCACTGTGCACGGCTAACTTCTTGGTTCAGCGCCCAGTAGACGTGCCAGCCATGACCGGAGTCCACCAAGGTAGGACGGGGCAGACCTACGGTCGTGCAGAAGTCCCGTAACGCTTGAAGCCCCTGCCCTTGGTCGTCGTAGTCCTTGTTCGGACCGCAGTCGATGTCCAGCCAGAAAGCCTTGAGAGCCTGTACGTTTTCCTGAGTCCTGCTGGTTGGCTCTACGTACTTTGCTACACCGAAATATACATCCCTACCTCCCCGTAAATAAGTCTCGATTGCTGCGTCCGCCTCTTCTCGGGTCGGTACGAGCGTCTGCCGTACATACCCGTCCTTGATACCGACAATGGCGATATGGCCAGACGCGGGCTGGACGTGCTGTAGAAGGTCGAAGTCCATAGGGCGTCACTCACCGCTGCGGGGAAAACCCGCCAGTTCTGCTCTCTTTGCGTGTGTTAGTCGAGACTGGCTAAAAACTTCTCTACCGCTTCCCGATGGGACTCGGCAGGGTCGTACGCGCCTACGAACCAGTTATAGATCGTTTGGCGAGTCACCCCTAGGGCCCCGGCGACTTTCGTCACCGGGACACGGCGCTCAATGCAAGCTTTGCCCAAGCGCACTCCTAGACGGGACCTATCCCCTTTCCAGATAGCCTCGGCTACTTCGATACTGTAGCCGCGCATGGCTTATTCTCCCTCGTCCTCACCATCATCCAGCCACGAAGCCATGGCCTGCTTCAGCTCGGGCTTGGCGGTAGCAGTGTCGGCCACGTTACGCTTAGGCGCAGCGCGCTTCACCGGAGCTTCCTCCTCTTCCTCTTCGTCACCGAAGGGGTTACCCGCAGGTGCAGCGGAGATAGCCTTGGCTTCAACCGTCTTCGGTTCGGCAGGAGCAGCGATAGCCTTAGTGGCACCACCGGTTTCCGCCACGGACAGACCCACGTAACGCTTGGTCTCCGGGTCTTCCTGTGCAGCGTCCACAAAGCCAGCTTCCACCTCGGTCAGCAGACGCACGGGGGTGAACTTCAGCTTCATGGTGTCCGCGTCGAGGTCGTACATCACACGGGTGACGACAGTATCCACAGCTTCGCCGTTGGCCATCAGGAACTTCTTGTAGCTCTCGAACGGGTGGACGTTGTCGGTGCCCTTACCAAAGAGCGAAGCAGCCGGGATTTGCATCTGGTAGACTTCGCCAGACGGGTCACCAACCACCAGCACAGCGATGCGGCGCAGGAAGCGGCAGGCGCGGCCCTTACCATTTTCGCCAGAGCCTTCGACGTTCTTAGGGCAGGCGGCGCAGGAGGAAGCAGGCTTACCAGCGGCCTTGGCATCCGGGGTCTTGCCATCGTTCGACCAGCAGTCAGGCAGCGTGGCCTGCGCGCTGGGGTCATACTTGGAGGCGTAGAACTGGCGCGACGGCTCAGCCAGCAGGTCAACGACGATGACGTCCAACTGGTGCGGGACTGCCTTGCCAATCTGCTCACCACCCACGATACGCTTGAAGGTGCCGTTGGTGTTCAGCGCGATGCGGCGCAGGCTACCGCCGTTGCTACCCATCTTGTCCAGCAGCTTAGACTGGCGGCGGACGGTGGGCAGGTTGGACGGGTCTTGGAAAATAGTCAGGTTGCTCATGGTTATTCGCCCTTTTTGGTGGGTTTGCGGACTTGGATTACAAACTTGCGGTCGAGCTGAAGGCCCGCCGGCATCAGGTCTGGGTTCTCGTCCAGCACCTGCTGCATGTTCCCGTTATGGATACGCTTTTCGAGGATAAACGGGACGTTATTCTCGACTACGAAGTTGTACATGGACTCCCAGTCGTTGGTCCAGTAGCGGGTCTGAACGCGACGCGACACAGTCCCCATCGGGGTCTTAACGCTATCCAGATTGTGCGCGTTACAGAACTCCAAGATAGCGGCGGAGATAACCGCAAGGCTTTTCTCCATCTCCTCCATCTTCAACTCAAAATCTTCTTTACGCTTGGCGATGGCATCACGCACCTTTCGGTACGCCTCCACCATCTCTTCGATACTTACTGAGTCCGACATGGTTTGCTCCTTCGGTTGCCGGGGTTGTTTGTGTAGCAGCGGTCTTAGACCGTGTCAAGTATATTTCTGTACAGGTCGATCAACCGTTCGTGGTTTTCGATGTTACCCTGAAGCATCTTGTACAGGCGGGACTCCACCTCGCTGCCCCGGATGTGCATGATCGTCATGGCGTTCTTCTGGCCGGGACGGTTGATGCGGGCGTTGGCTTGGAGGTAGGTCTCCACCGATGTTACAGGCGCGTACCAGATGATTGTGTCTGCTGCCGTAAGGGTAAGGCCGTGACTGGCGGCCTGCGGCTGGATAACCAGCACCTTTGGGTCGGGGTCGTTCTGGAACTTGGTAACGATATCGCTGCGGCGATTGACCGGCACCTTACCACTAATGAGAGCGCAGCTGATGCCTTCCTTCTCCAGTCTGGCTACCAGTATGTCGATGGTGTGGGTGAAGGGTACAAAGACCAGCACCTTGTTGGACGTCTCGTTGATAATCTCCAGCACCGCCGTGATACGGTTGGAGACGTCGAACTCCAGCACCTGCCCATCGTCCGTGTAGACCGCGCCTCCGCTGATCTGGAGTAGCTTGTTCACCCGTCCGGCGGCGTTGACGGCGCTGACCTCTTCACCCGCTGCCTCGATGAGCAGCTGGCTCTTGAGCTGGTTGTAGTACTTCTTCTGCTGGGGGGTCATCTCCACCTCCCGCTCGACGTGGACAACGTCTGGCAGGTCAAGGCAGTCCTTCTTCTCGAACCGTATCGCCGGCTGAAGCATCTCATGCACGACCTTGTTCGCGTGGGGCTTAGGTGCCCACTTGAACTTGCTGACCGACATCATCACGCTGTCGCGGAAAGGCCCAAAATATTTCGGGCACTTGGGTGTCTCCAAGAGCCGCGCCAGACCGTAGGCATCCAGTGGTGATTGTGCTGCCGGCGTACCCGTAAGCATCCAGATGCGGGGACTAGTATTTTTCACGATCCTGTTCAGGATTTTCCAGCGGTTGGTCTGGGCGTTCTTGTAGGCCGACGCCTCGTCCACGACGATGAGGTCGAACCCCCCAGCCATGATTGCATCTAGCGCGGTCGCCACGCCATCAAAGTTGATGACGACAATGTCTGCCCCGGCTTGGATAACCTTCTCACGCTGCTTGGCGCTACCGTGTGCCACGCTACACGACCGGTGCATGGCAAACTTAAAGACGTCTTGCTGCCATGCCGACTTCATGATGGACAGCGGGCACAGCACAAGGGCGCGCTTCACAAGCCCCTTCTTCATCAGGTAGTCGGCAGCCCAGATGACGCTGGCGGTCTTACCCGTACCTTGCTCGTTGAAACAGAACGCCCGCTCGCGCAGCGACAGGAACGAAGACGTAACCTTCTGGTGGTCGAAGGGGGTGTAGCGCCCGGTCCACTTATAGTCGCGCAGGATGGGCGACGGGGCATCCAGCCCCAGCTTCACCAAGGCTTCCGCTTCCTTGTGCCCCCAGTTCACCAACACACCCTCACTGGTGTTAGCGCTCTTTGTTACTACAGATGTAATAACAGACGGGTCGTCAACGCTGACGAGCAGCGCCTTGTCTTCGATAATCTGCACTAGTTTGCTCCTAGCTTGTTACTTCGAGCGCTTACGCTCTCGTGCGCTAACCTCCGACACGAGGTTGCCTTTGCTGTCCCGCTTGAACGAGCGGTTCTTAGACTTCGGCTCGGCCCGCAGACCATCACCGTTGGTGCCGCCCTTATCAAACGCGCGGACGTGGGCCACGTCCATGCCATCGCCCTTCTTGACCTTGCCGGTCTTCATGAGCTTGGCTCGGGCAGCGTTGCGCTTGGCCCGGTTCTTCTTCTGCTCCGGGGTGCCTTGGTACTTTTCGTACTCCGACTTGTAATCCCTAGCCACCCTCTACCTCCTTCGTCTCGAAGAACGGGGCCGACAGTGTGACGGTGCGCCCCGTGGAAATCGACTTGGCTTCTACCACATCCGGCCACGCTTGGCTCGGCCCGATTACTCGGGTAAGGTAGTACAGGTAGCCGTGCTTGTTAGCCCTACTCTGGTGGTAGCCATCAAGGCTTGCCTTCAGGCTCAGCAGTTTCATCCACGCCTCCGTGGTCGCCAGTGTTCGCACGTCTCGACCGGGCACCAACCACACAGCCCGCTGGGGTTAGCGTTCCACACGCCGTTCTCCTTAGCCGCCTCCAGCCGGTCCAGCTGGTCATCGAACACACCCATGTAGGTGGGCAGGTGCTGCCTGTGGTGAATCTTCCTCGGCATCTCCTGACTGACAACGTACAGGAGAGCAGAGTTGATGGTCTCTACCTTGGGGAAGTGGACGAAGATGGCTCCCGCCAGCAGGTCCAGCTGTTTGATGTCCGCGTACTTGGCGTTCTTGCCTGTCTTGTAGTCCACCAGCCACGCCTTGCTACCGTTCACGATGAGCAAGTCAGCGATACCCCGATACCAGACGTCCTTGTCAAAAAAGCCTCGCGGCTCCAGCGCCTTGGACACGCCAATCTTGATTTCGGCGTACTTGGTGCCTTGCTTCTTCGCCAGTGGTTCCACGATGGGGCGCATGAAGGCGAACTTCTCGGGGATGGGTGCCCCCTGCGTGATGAATAACTCAGCCGCTTCGTGGACGGCGGTCCCATAGTCAGCAGCTTCCCCCGCCTCGTCCTTGACGTCCTTGACCACCTTCAGGTGGAAGTACTTCTTCGGACATTGGTCGAAGGTTTTGATGCTGCTATAGGACCACGCTGTCATTACTTCTTAGCTTTCCTAAAACGACCGTTGCCGTCACGTATATCATTCTTACTGGCTTCAGCCAATGCTTTCTCTAAGCCAACGGTCCGTTCATGAAGCTTTGCATATGCCTCTTTAAGTTCTCCCAAATCGAACTCAAGCAGGTCAAGCTCACGCTCGTTTTCTTTACTGATGAACTTAAGCTCTTTATTGACGGTCTCAAGCTCTTTGATCTGCTTAGTCAGCCTAACATAAGTCTGCTCAGCCTCGGCCAGCTTCACTCGTAGTTCGCGGGCTTCGCCCCATGGGTTGTACCATGACATAGCTTCCTCCTCAGTTTGCGTTGTCTTGAAGCCGGTCTGCGACCAGCTTGGCGTAACCAGCGATATCAAGGAAGTTATCCTTGTGCGTCGGGTCGCCGTACACGACACGCCCCATCTTGTGGGCGATCATCTCCATACTCTCACGCATATCAGCATCCATGGCTTCCCAGCTGGGGCTGCTCCGCATAAGATACTTCACACCCTGAATGAACTGCGCCTTGCTAGCATAGTCGCCGTAGTCCTTGCCACGCTCGACCAGCACTTGCTCGATGGTGTTGCCCTCGCAGGCGACGGGCTCGGACTTCGGCTGCTGGGCCCGGTAGATGGGGTTAGACTCCAGCTCCGACTGTAATACCCGGTACATGGGAGCAGACTCAATACACCGCTTGGCCGGCTTGACCGGCGCGTAGTGCGGAGCAGTGATCGGGTCTTCGATTAGGTCTTTCCACAGCCTGCGCGTGTCGTTCACAAGCGCCCGACTAGCGCCTATGACTTCGGCAATGCGGAGGTTACCACACCGGGGGTGCGCCTGCATATACTTCAGTATCAGGCTCGTCTTGGTACGCGGAGCGTAGTCTGGGTCTTCCTTGCGCGCATCCAACTGGAAAACACGCCAGACTGCCTTGGTGGGTATGCCCAGCTTATAACCAACCACCTTAAGCTCGTCTCCGGGGTGGGCTTCCAAAAAAGCTCTGATCTGGTCGTAGTCGTAGTCTTGTGTAGCTCGTTTAGTCATGGTCTGCTCCTTACTTTAGGTTCCCGCCGCTTTTCAGTATGTCACCGTCGTATGTATACGTGCCGGTGTGGGTAAGACGGATGAAGGGGTGGGCATGGATTTTACCCCCGTGTTTCCGCCACAGTTCGCAAAAGTGATAATCTTCGGACAGCAACGCCCCACTGTCGTCGATACTCGTTGCGAAAAATTCATGGGTCAAAGGCTTGGCATACTCCCCCTTCTCCGGGTCAAAGAACGACGACACCCGATAGGTAGGTACATGCGGCGCAAGGTGTTCAAACACACCGCGCTTGATAAGCATGAAGCCGGTACCGCCATGGCGGACCTCGATGAAGCCCTCTGGATCGGTCTCGACATCCCCGCTGCCAACCATGTTGAAGACGAACGCACCAGCGTGGTCGTGCAGGTCGTTCTTACCCTCACGCGCCGCCTTCTTGACGCTATCCCAGTTCACTTCCTTCTTGGGGTAGATGCCGCACGCGATGTCCCTGTCTCCCGCTAGCAGCATAGCCACAGCGTTAGCGTCGAAGCCAATGTCAGCGTCGATGAACATCAGGTAGTCGTGGCCGCTCTCAAGGAAGACACGCGCCAGTTCGTTACGGGCGCGGGTGATAAGGCTCTCGTTGGTGATCTGGCACCACGCCACATGCACCCCCAGCTCACGCATCTTGGCGACCGTGAACAGCAGACCTTGCACATACGCACCCGTGCACATGCCGCCGTACATGGGAGTAGCGATCATCAGGCTCGGGCGCTTGGTCTCGACCGGCGTCACCTTGTATTCGTCACTCACTTCGTTTGCTCCTTCTTGTGCTGGTACACCTGCCGCGCAGCGGCGGCGAGGGTCACGCCAAAGTGCTCAGCGATCTCCTCAAAGGGCTTACCCTCTACGTACATATCCCAAGCCACCTGACGCTTTTCAGGCGTCCACCAGCCAGCAGGCTTGCGGGGGCGACTGACAATGTTACCCGTCACTTCTTACGCACCGCAAACTGGTGGCCGATGTGAACGATGTCGAGTGATTCCGCAAAGGTGTTCACAAAGAAGTCCGTAGCCATCTTAGGGCGATGGAGAATGTCGCGGCTATCACCCCACAGGTAGTCGTCAAACACCATCAAGCCACCCTGCTTCAGCAGCGGCCACGCCATGCAAGCGTCGGTCAGCACATCCTTGGCAGTATGGCTGCCGTCGATGTAGATGAAGTCAAAAGTCGGGTGGTCTTCGGGAGCTTCCACCAACCAGTGAGCAAGCTCCTGCACGGATGCGGACTTGTGCTGGAAGATACGGCGGCGCGGGAACTTCTTTGCCGCGACAACCAGATTATGCCGGAACCGATCTTCAATACCCTGCACGGTCTCAGCGCTGTGCTCCTCGCTGCCTTCCCATGTGTCGATACAACGAAGGTTATCACCCTCGGTCATCATGTTCTCGGCCATCCAGACGGCGCTGCGGCCCTCGAACGAACCGATTTCAAGGAAGTTACGCTGCCCCGGCGTACCCGGTAACAACGTAACCAGCTGCTCCCACACAGGGATGTTGTGGCTGAACCAGTCTTGCGTGAATGTGTATTCGGTCATTTGCTTGCTCCTATTCTGGTACGCGTTTGAAGTTAATGGTGGGGATTAGAACTACCTGCTCAACGTCCATCGGGTCGCCCCGGTCGTAGCGCCCACCTGTGCTTACGGTGTGTTCAGTGGGCAGTTGAATAACGCCAAGCTGGTCGGTCCACTGCACAGCCAGAAGCGCATCCATGCTGTGACTGGTTACGTCACACAGTGCGTCGTACTTATTTTTGCTAAGCATGTAGGTAGGGTATCGGCTGCGCTCGTTTTTTCTGGTTTTCACCTCGACCACACACTTGCGGTCACTAAACGAGAACATGCCATCATAGAACGCATACTCCTCGGTGGGCACCTCTGCCTCCAACCCGAACGCCCGCCCCAGCTTACTCAGGACGTAGTGTTGGTTGCCACGATCAGCCGCGCTTTCGTATTTCGGCCTACCCGCCATGATCTGCTCCTTTGTCGACATGCTTCGCCTTCAGGACGTCATCGTAGCAATTCTGGGTTAAACGGATTACGTCTTTCAGGAAGTCGGCTGCGATAACCCAGTCTGTCTCCTTCAGCTTGAGTACGTCCATACCTACGACTCGCCCATCTTGGCCGTCCCAGCGGAACCTGAGTTTAATCTCATCACTAATAACGCGCCCGTTTTTCGCTGCGTAGTGCTTCGCGTTGTAGTCCGGGTTTTTAAGAAGCCACGCCCGCCTAGAAGCCTTCTGGCAGGTCGTGCAAAACCGCGTACCGTTCGCCCTATAGCTAATGTTACCCTCTACAAATGGGTGGCCTTGCTTACACACAAGCTTCTTCCGGCGTCCGCGCTTATTCGGGCGTCCGGGCCGCGCAGGTAGGGGGTCGTACCCCAGCGTGTTTTCCAAGTCTTCAATCTCACCCGCCATAGCTTGCTCCCATCTTGCTCTCACAGTTTAACGGCAACGCCGCTGCCCACTTCGGGCGGATACGCATACACTGCTCAACGAACGCACGCGCCTCGTTAGCTTCCTCCTGCGGTGCTACCACCACCACGCTATCGTGGACGGTCATGGCTACCTTGTACCTCCGGGCGATCATCAGCATCTGGTTAGCGATGATGATGCGGGCCAAGGCTTGGCAGATATTCTCGACGCACTTGCCGCCGTATATCCGCGTAGGGATAACCGCTCGGCCCTTCTTGGTGTCGTACACCATCTCCTGCTTGCCCTTGTCGTTCAGGATAAGCCGCAGGTTGGGGTAGCGGAGGCGCAACAGGTTGGGGAGTACGATACCCCCAGCAACAGCCAGCTTCATGCCCTCACCAATCGACGTAAGGTTATTGACTACCAAGGACTCCAGCGCGTCACCCGTGTCCCGCCACAGTTTGGGGATGTAGGGGTAAGTCTCCCGGTACACCGCGATGATGCGCTTGCACTCGTCCAGCTCCATGGTGACACCGAAGGTCTTCAACTGCGCTTGGAACTTAGCCGGGCCCATGCCGTAGCCTGCACCTAGGATGGTAGTCTTACCCACAAACCGCTGCGAGTCGGTGACCTCTTCGATAGGCACACCGTAGATGGATGACGCCATGATCTTGTAGACATCCTCACCCTTGTCGAACGCCTCAACCAAGTCCCACTGCCCAGCCAGCCACGCCAAGGTGCGCGCTTCGATCTGGCTGGAGTCGCAGTCGATAACCACGTAGCCGGGAGGTGCCTTGATGGCCTTCTTCAGCGGCGACTTGCGCGGCAGGTTCTGGAGGTTGACCTTATCGTCGCCACCGAACCGCCCGGTGTGGGCTGCGTAATAGCGCAGGGGAACAGGCAGCAGACCACGCTCTGAGATACCGATGAACCGCTCGGTCCGGGTCTCCTCCAGTGTAGACTTTACCCCTAGCCGCGCAGCCACAATGGCCTGCACCTGCTCGTTCTCATGCTCCAGCAGTTCCTTGAACGCCTCGTCGTTCTTGGCAAAGGCAAAGGTCTCCTTGCCCGTCGTCGGGCTGATCTTCCTAGGGGGAACAACGCCATGGAACTCCAGAAGCTCGGCCAGCTTGGGGTTACTCATCAGCTCGGCCTTGTCGTAGTTCATCTTGGCCATGAGCGCTTCCTTATGCGCCTTCACCTCGGATAAGTGTAACTCCAAATCGGCCTTTTCGAGATACAGAACCGGCTCGGTAAACATGCGCATAGTCAGGTCGATTAGCTGAAGCTCCTCCTTGGGGAACCCCTCCAGCAACTTCATCGCCAGCTTGTACGTCATCTCGGTGTCGTTGATACAGTAATCCCCGTAGGCCGCTAACTCCTCCGGCGTGAAGTCCAGCCGGCGCTTGCCCAGCGCATTGACGACCTCGGTGCCCTTGACGCCCAGCCCGTACCGCTCGGCAGCTTTGGCTAGGCTGTTACCCGCATCAGGTCCGTCGATAGCCCGCAGCATGGACAGGGTATCCACTATGCGCTTGGGTCGGATGTCGAACCGCCAGTTCATGATGGCCATGTCGAACATCGCGTTGTGCGCGATGGCGATGCTGTTGGCCCAGTCAAACCTATCCAGCCAAGCCTTGGTCTGCTTGGCAGTGCCGGAGAACCACTGCGCCGGCTCGTCGTCCACCTTTACGGATACGCCGATAGCCTCAAACCGCGAGTCACGGACATACTCCTCCGTTGTGATCTTCGACAGGCTGAACTGCTGGCTGTAGTAGGTCTCGAAGTCTACGGTCAGGATGGTCATGGCTTATCCCCATCGCGGTCGATAGCCCGCTTAATCAGTATGTAGCTAGGCACTACAATAAGTGCGACCACCGTCCAGAAAAGTATCGGGTCATGCATCGGCCTGCTCCCTCGCTACTGTTGCTTTGGCCTGCCACAGGTGCGCCTTGGCGCGCTCGGACAGCACCACTGGTCTCATTGCCCCGTTAGGGTAGCGCCAGTAGAACCTACGGTTGTGGATAACGACACATCTTGCTCCGCTAGCGCGGCGTTTGATTTTTGTAGCCATGTATTCACCTTCTGAAATGCGCCTAGCTCGTCCACGGCTGCAATTATGCTGCGCGATGTGTACACGGCTGGCCTTTGTTCCCCCTCCGGATGCACGGCGACGATGGTCCACCGGCCTTCTTGCTTAGTGAAGTATACGTAGAAGTAGGGTTCGTTTTCGCTAGGGTATCGTGCTGGTTGCATATCGGTTCTCGACCTCCCGTTCGATGGCTTGCAGCGTCACGAACCAGCCGGCCATAATCAGCGCAGCCAGCACGACACCCGCAACCAAGCCCCTTACTATCATCGTAAACTCCTGATTATCTCGCGGGTGCTGTCCCAGTTAGCCTCGTTCACGACTACGGCTACGCCGCCTGCGCTACGTATCTGCTCAATCTCATGCACCTGAAGAGCTGTCGGCTTGTTGGTGCCTGCCTTGCACTCGATAGCCAGAAACCTCCCCGCTACGCAGCAGATGATGTCGGGAACACCGCTCCGTCCATATCCGTGTGTAGCAGGGAAGAAGTAATAGACACCCTCCTCACGGAGGATTTTGACTACCTTGGCTTTGACCTTGCCTTCAGGGGTAAGTGCCATCGTTTGCTCCTTGGGGAGATGACGATACCAAACCCAGAGACAGTGTCAAGTTAGTCGAGCAAGAAAAACGTCTCGCTATCTACGCGCATACCAACACCAGCGACGAACGCCTTGTCTTCCATGAGCTTCAGCATACCCAAGTTGGCGCGCTGCTTCTCAGTCAGCTGATCGAAGGTAACAACACTAGACGGTTTGTCATGGCGTTGCATCACCATCCGATCACCGTGCATGAACAAGGTGGCGGCCCCGTCGTTCGTCAGTGAGTGATACGCCTTGGAAACTGCCTCGTGCTGCTCACGCAGTTCTCGCAGGTCGATATGATCGCAGCCAGTGGTGTACGACTTGAGTGTATCCCAATTGTCCTCGATGTATGTAGCTAGGGCTTTCATCGCCTTCTGCTTGGAGGATGAGTATGTGAAGCTAGTGTTGCTGTACACATTGTTAAGAACACCAGTGATTTTCTTGGCTGCATCCACGGCCAGCTCGTCGAGTGACTTGACGCCGAACGAGTCCAGTACCTTCTTAGTGGCAACGGCCACCTTGGTGCTGAAGCTGCCGCTACCACGCTGCCTGCTTGCTTCCACACGGTGGTTGTTCAGGCAGTAGCGGTCCTCACCCGTGCGCCAGTGGCGCTCGGTCCACACACGGCCAAGCTGCTCGTCGCCATCATACACGTCGAAGTTACGCAGCTCTTGTCTCTCGTTATCGTAGACGCGCTCGGTACTCTTGAACCGCCACGTCGGGCGCTTCACCCGCAGGGCGTCGATGAACCGGGCCATGGTAGGATGCACAACGGCGGTGCCCTCCTTGCCATAGCTTACCCAGTTTTTGTTGAACTCCAGCACCACGCTGGTGCCACCCATCGGGTAGAAGTACTCGTTCTTGATGTCGTCGATAAACATGTGCTTGCTCCTCAGTTGCTATCCCAGTGGTGGTAACCCTCACCACGTCCAGTATCGTAAGCGTCCTCGCGCTCCTCGTCGGCGCGCTCCACCAGCACCATAGCGAGGTCTCGCCAGTCGGTATCGGTGTCGGTGCCGTACTTCACCCAGCGCTTCAGCCCCGCCCAATCAAGGGTGCTGAAGTAGGTGTAACCTTTCTTACCCATTGGTCTGCTCCTTCTTCGTTAGGCCCAGCGCATACAGGCGCTGGCGCAGGTGGCTGGGGCTGAAGCCCCACAGGCCAAGCACGTCTCGGCCATAGGCCGCGCACTCTCGGTTAAGCTCCTCCTCAAGAGCGCGCAGCTTGGACTTGCTCTCGTCGTACTCACGCAGCAGCGTGAACACCTTGGGTTCGTCAGTCATGTTCTCTCCTCACAGGGTTACGTGCAAGGTCTTGCCCGTAGGGGCTTCGACCGTAGGGTTGTCGATGATTACCCACAGCACAGGGGCGGAGTAGTTGCTGCCCCAGCCGCCGAAGACGTGGCCGTCCGTCACCATGATGATGCAGTCAGGCTTGATCTTATGCTCGGCCATGTAGACGGGGACGCACTCGGCGCTCGTACCACCACCGCCCTTGGGTCGCACCTTGGACAGCAGGCTATCGTAGTCACCTTGGGTAAAGCTATCGTGGCCGGCTACTTGCGTATCCCAATACAGCACGTCCAGCTTGTCGGGCTTGGTAGTGTTGGCAATCTCAACCACCTCGGTGAAGATGCGGCTGATGGGTGACGGGTCGCCTGACCACATCGAGCCGGACAAGTCTGCACCTACGACAGCATGGCCAAGCGACTCGCCGTGCATCGAAGGCAGATACACATCCATACCCACGAAGCGACGGTTGAGCCTGCGCCATGACGCCTCGTCCTTGGCAGCACAGTGGCTGTTGAAGAACTCCCGCAATGCAGCGCGCCAGTCGACGGCAGGACGCAGCAACTCACCTACCTCGGCAGGCATATCACCCTTGCCAGCGCCACACCGCTTGGCCTCGGCCTCACCACGGCGCAGGGCATGGTCAATCTCCTTGTCCAGCGCGTCACGGTCTGCCTTGTCCATCTCCTTGGCATCATCCCAGCCATGCTCGTCAAAGCTCGGTTGGCCTGCGCCTTGCTCACCGGGCTTGCCCTCACCTTGGCCGTCGGGTTCCTGCTCCTGCTCCTTCTTCAGTATGTCGAAGATTTGCTTGGCGCTCATGCCGTCGAACCGCTCGTCATACAGCCCCATGCGGGTGCCATCTGGGTTGCGCGGGAACTTGCACACGCTCTCGCCGGGGTCGGCCTTCACGATGATGCGGTTAACCACGTAGTCACAAGCGATGTTGGCAAGCTGGGGGTCAGCCTCAAACAGCTTGCGCCATGTAGTCAGGTGCCGAAGCCCCTTGTGGACAGCCTCATGCAGACACACGAAGGACAGCTCCGCTACGGACAGCTTCTCGACGAAGGCAGTGCCGTACACCTCATCGCGCCCATTGGTATATGCCGATGAGGTATTGTCGCACAGGCTCGTCTTGCCCACCGACATGAGTCCAGCCCACAGGCGCAGGCCCGGTAGCTGCGACCGCATCACGTCGATCTTGGCCTTCTTCAGTTTGCGTTCTGGTTGCATGGTCTTGCTCCTACGTTGTTATCACCACTCATATTGCTTGAGCATGGTATTCAGCTTGTCCTTCAGGTCGGTGCGAACACCTGCGTCTTCCTTCACATCGTCGATGTCCACACCAGCGATGGCCTTCTCAAGGTCGCGCCGCGCCTGCTCCAGCTTGGGGTCCTTGGTCAGGTTCAAGTGGGTCAGCATCTTGCACAGCTCGGCGGCGTTGCCGATGAACGTATCGTGCCAGCGGGTCACCGTCCCATCCGGCGCAGCCTCGACCTTGACCAGCTTGTCGGTCATCGCACTGATCGTGGTGTGCAGCCTGTCCCATGGCTCACGCATGGCCTCGGCCAGCCGGACATCGAAGGCGTCATCGTATTGGCGACGCATCTCCGCCATCTCCTGCTGTGGTAGGTCTAAGCGAAAGTCACCCGACTCAGGCACCGGGGTAAACACCAGACGGTAGCCGAACTTGCTACGCACTTCCTCGACGGACGGGTAGTCCTCTGGATTATACAGCGCACCCAGATGCTTGGGTGCGTCGGCCAGCAGGCGTGGGTAGTCACGAAAGAACGCCTCGGCCTTGTCCGTGAAGTAGGTCTGCCGACCGTTCATCTCTGACTTGTAGTCGAAGAACAGGGAGGTGGGCAGCAGGCGCGGGCCACGGTCAGACCATGCCATCGTCAACTGGTTGTGTCGTAGGCGACAAGCCGCAGCATAGTCGGCCAGCTCCTTGCGGAGAGACGAGCCTGCCGTGAGGTTCTTACGGAACTGACCTGCGTCCGTGGTGGCGCTGTTGTCGTCGGTCACTTGTCGGGTCACCGTCTTGTCCACCTTGTTGCCGGTCCAGACGCTGATGTTCAACTCCACAAGCATGGAGGATGATGCGATGCTCATTGGTTTGCTCCTAGTGTGTTATCCCTAAGCGCGCGGCGCTAGGGCTTGACGGATTACAAAATATCTGCGTTCTCAGCCGCCCACTTGGTGAAGTCGCCATTGCGGAAGGCGATGGTCTGCTTGGTCTTGCTACGTGCGAGGCTGGTGCAGAACACAGCCTGATGCTCGGCCTCCATGCGAGACACATACTTCATGATGGCCGACATGGTGTCGGCCTCCACTGCGCGCTCAAGGTTGAAGAGCAGGGTGATGATTGCACCTACGGACGTAGGGATAGGTGCGGTATCAGGTGCCTTGAGGATAAGCTCACGGCTAGGCAGCTCGTCTTGGAAGGCGATGTAGTGCTGCATGTCCCGCGCCGCAGGCTCACCGATGGTGCCGATAAGCGCAGCCAGCAGGGTGTTCTCGCTGAACTTCTCACGCTGCCACACGATGTGCGATGCCTTCTCCAGCGAACGCGGAGTCACGACTTGGCCTACCTGCACACGCTTGGGGTTATCGACGTAGGGGTTGCTTGCGTCGAAGTCGTCATCGCGGAACGATGCCAGTGCAGTGGGTGTCTGGTTCACCCACGCCAGCACAACAGGATGGATGCCGCTGCCAGCACCCCACACCAGCCACTCCTCGACAGAAGGTTGACGCACCTCCAGCACAGTCATGCGGTTCAGGGTGTGCGCCATGAACGTATCGCCCAGCCCCTCTTCCGATAGGTTGTTAGTGATAATGACCATAGTGCCATCAGGCAGGCGCTTATCTGCAACGCGCCTTGGGTTCTCCAACATGGGCAGCACCATGTTCTGGATACTGCGCGGTGCCTTGGCCAGCTCGTCCAACATGATAACCACGGGCTTGCCGGTGTGCAGCTTGAGCGCCTCGTTCGTGAAGAACTGCATAACGCCCGCCTCCTTGTCAGGGAACGGGATAGCCACGTCACCCTCGGCCTTCGACGTCATGTCGAAGTAGGCGTATTCGTATTCGTCACCCAGATACTCACGCATCATGGGTAGGATGCTCGACTTGCCGATGCCCTTGGGGCCACGCAGCATGACGTTGTTTGTTGTGCCGACCGCAGCGATCAGCTGCGCTGCCTCCTTGAGAGAGACACGCGAACCAAAGTTGATTGAAGTCATGTTGTGTTTGCTCTTTCGTGTTTACCGTACACGTGTACGGTATTTGGTTGCTTAGTTGGCCGGGGCGGGTTGGTTCCCGCCTCACCCTCTTCTTGTAGCAGAGTAGGTGGACAATGTCAAGGTTCAGTCGACGGTGATGCTGACACTGATACCTACACGGTAGTGGTGGTAGGCGGAACCACCAGAGTCGAGATCGGTTCTCTCTTCGCCCACACGGGCATACTCCCAGCAGGCGCAATGCGTTTCGAAATCCTCGGTATTGAACGCTGCCTCGAACCGCTCGATGGCAGCCCATACGTCCTTCACGTAGTCGAAGTCATCATACCACTTCACGTCATCATACTTGACGGTGATGATGCCCTCACGGCTTTCGATGAAGGGGTCTGCCTCCCTCGGCCAGTTCTCCTCTACCCATAGCTTGATAGCTGGGAACATCTCTAATTTGTTGGGGTTCGCATAGAAGGCGAACGTCACATCGCTACGGTAGCCCATCAGCTTGTCCTCTTCGGGTTGAGCATCGTCAGCTCTGCCTTGTTGGTGATAACAACGTAGTTGCTCTTGTTTAGTGGTGCGCTGCACCATTTCACTGCGCGCGCAGCGAAGTCGCCACACGACAGGCAGGTGTTGTAGCCCAGCAGGGCGCGGCGCTCGGAGTATGTCTCTCCGCAGGATATGCACTCAGGCATTGGTTTGCTCCATAATAGCTTGAAACAGCTCTTCTGCGCTCATATGCCCGCAGCCCGCACGTTGGCGGAACTTCTCGTGCATACGCTCGTGCTCGACGATGAACTCCTTCTCGCGCCTTGACATGCGGTCCCACACACGTTGCGTCAGGTTCACAGGCTTGATGACTTTACCCATTGTCTTGTCCCTTCTCAGTTAGCGTACACGTGTACGGTAAACGTAGGCTGCATCTGGATGGCGCATAGCCACGTCAGACCAGACCGCACTCGGTGCCGACAGGCAGGCGGTCCCAGCCAAAGTGTTTCTTGAAGAACCGCAGCGCCTCGCGCTTGTTGGGCGCATAGATGGGGTAGAACATCTCGCCACGGCAGTTGACCCAGTATTTCCGGCTCACTTGTCCTCTCCCTGTCCGAAAGTGGCGATGTATGTCGCGGCGTCCTTCAGGCTAGGCATCTCGAACAGCATAGGCAGGTCGGACATAGGCACGTCCACCACAGGCACCCCGTTTGCCTTGGCCCACGCATTGATGAAGTTATGCAGGCTGCGCCTGTCCTCTAATTGTTTCTTCTCCGCATGGGCGATAGCGTCTAGCAAGCTAGGCTCAGGGTTGCTGTCCTGTAAGGACTTCCAGTTGGTCATTGTAAGATTTCCTTTCTACCATACCGTACACGTGTACGGTGATTTTCGACGTTGCTCGTCGCGCAGGGCGGAGTTGCCCTGACCTCTTACGTGTAGCACGTAAGGGGAACAAAGTCAAGCTATTGTAAGAAAATAATCTTACAATGCAGTGTAAGATTGAGAGAAACCCAAAAGTGCCGTCTTACGCACTTTCTTACGCGAATCGGCTTATAAAACCAAGGTGTTAGCTCTGTATTGTAAGATTGAGAGGAGATTTTAAGATTTATTATATAGGGGGGGAAAAATAGGAAAAAACCTATTGAGAGGATGTGGTATCAGCGGAGAAGCCCGCGAATCCGGGTATCTTTTAAAAACTAGAAAATTGGCCTCTCAATCTTACGATACCACTTAACCCGTTGTGGTTGCATAACTTTTTCGGCGTAAGAACCTCACAATACGTTTCTTACGGTATGTTTTTTCTTACATTAGATTATCGTACACGTGTACGCTAAGTCCTACTGCTCAGCCCACTATCATTTTCTTACAATACAGATTCAGTCCTACCGCTCAGCCCACTATCATTTTCTTACACCACCGTTCAGCCCTATGGTTTTCTTACACTAGCAATGCGCCATCCAGATGCAGGCTAGTCCTACCGCTCAGCCCACTATCATCTTTGGCCGCCGTGGCGCTGATGGCAGGCACAAAAAAAGCCCGCTAGGCGCATGGCCTAGCGGGCGAGGGGGAAGCGGGGGAGGCGTTGCGGCCTCCCCCTAGGGTGTTAGGTGTTGCGAGCTGCCTTGCGGGCGGCCTCAGCCTTTTCGGCCTTTTCGGCCTCAGCCTCTGCCTTGGCGATGCTGGCGGCCACCTTGGCCAGCCCCTTGAGCAAGGCAACCTCTGCACCATTGAGCGCGGCACCGTCACCCGCATCGACCTCGCTCAATGCGGCGAAGGCCGCCCGCAACACTCCCTCGCGGGTGGCGGCGCGGGGGCCAGCTTCCCCCTTGCTCTTGTCGTTCTGGGGTGCGTCACGATTGGAACCGGCAGCACCCTTGGCCGCCGTGCGAAGGGCGGAAAGCGAGGTCGCCTCCCGCATTGCCTTGGCCCTGTCACTGTTGCCACCCTCTAGCTTAAGCGCACCCGCCTCAATGCGGGCTGTCATGCCTTCGTTGCGAATAGCGTTTGCCAGTGCAACGGCACGGCCTGTCATCGTCCACACAGCCGGCACAGCATCAGGCAGGGCGAACATGGCGCGGAACATGCCACGCTTGTATGCCCCTTGCGCCACCCGGCTAACTTGACCTTGGCCATTGAGCACCCATGCGGCGGTTTCGGTACCGAATTCGGTATAACCGATTGTCACCACGTGCTCGTGAACGTCACCCTTGCCGGTGGTGACGTCGAAGGACCATTCCCGCGATGCAACGCTGTCATCACTAAAGCCGGCAATCATGACAGCCTCAGCCGCCGCACCCTTCGCCTTGCCTGCCTTTGTTTGGTCATCGCCCTGAATGGCGGCTTGAGCCGCAACCGCCAGCGAGGCGGCGGCCTCCTCAGAGGTGAGGGAAGCGGTTTTGATCTCAGTAACGTTAATCATGGTGTGTTGCCTTTCTATGGCAGTTGCGGGCGGGCGGAATGCCCCCTGCCCTCTCCCTCTGCCTGAGTACCTTGAGACTGTCAAGGTAGGGGCAAGGCAATCAGTGTACACGTGTACAGTGATTTCCCCTGTAACATCAAAGGGATAGCGGGCGGAAATCCGCAACAAGGGCGGGGGGTGCGAAAAGGCGTTGCGTTGCCCCTACCGGGGGGCCACCCCCCTAACCACAGCAAATCCTAGCGCTTATATATACATACTATTTTGCACAACCAATCACGTTCCCCCAGAAACACCCCCCTTACAAAACCAAATCAAGACCCCCCACCCCCTATATATTTTTCAAACACTTACCCCCACCCCCCTTCTATTAGGAAGACCCCCCTTGATGGGACCCACACCTCCTGCTATCTGCCCGCCTCCTCCCCCTAGCGGGGTAACCCGGATAATCAGCAGCTTCGCCCGTTGCTGGAGGGCCGGACCACACTTTACATGTATCCCCTACGCCCCTATAGATAAGGTCTGCTTCCCTCAAACCGGACGCTGCGCCTATGTCCAAAGTTAAGCTGAACCCGACGGACTCTGTCCCGCTACCCTACAGCCCCGAAGATGTTGAGAACCCCAGCTTCATGGATGAGCTGATGGCGGCGTCCAATACGGCTGACTTCTTGGAAGAGATGGGTGTCCCACTGGAAGTGGACCCGGCGACGTACGAGCGGGAGAAGGCGTTGCTTGAAGGGGCGGTGAAGGGCCAGCATGTGGCTCCTCTAACAAGTTATGCAACAGCATTGGGTGCTAAGGCGTTTCTTCAGCAGTACGGCCAGAACTTGGCTCTCGACGTCGGACAAGTCCGCTCGGCGCTTACTAATAAGCTGTTAGAAATAGCCAACTGTGGCGAGACCAAGTTCGAGCTTAAGGCCATTGAGCTGCTTGGCAAGCACAGCGACGTGAGTCTGTTCACCCAGCGAAGCGAGATCAACATCAACTATAACAGCCCCGAGGCGCTCGAAACCGCCATCAAGGAGCGGGTCAAGCGCCTGCTGGACGCCGAGGTCATAGACGTTACCCCTGTGGGAGCAACTCTGGACGACGAGTTTGGCTTCTACGAGGGCCCCCAAGACGAAGACGAGACCCCTGAAGAGGACGCTGAATGACGTCCAGCATCAGCTTGGCTGATCTACCAAAGATTCTCCCCCTGCTGCCGTTGCACGAGCAGGAGCGGTTGCTGGCTGAGCTTGAGAAGCTGTCCGACCTGAAGAAGCGCAAGCTATGCCGAGAAAAGTTCCTGTCGTTCGTCAACGAGGTCTGGCCGACGTTTATTGCGGGTCGTCACCACGCCAAGATGGCAGATGCGTTCGAGCGCGTGGCGCGCGGGGAGCTGAAGCGGCTCATTATTAATATGCCACCCCGGCATACCAAGTCCGAGTTTGCGTCCTACCTCCTGCCCGCATGGTTCCTTGGTAAGTTCCCCCATAAGAAGGTCATCCAGTGCTCGCACACAGCTGAGCTGGCGGTGGGCTTTGGTCGTAAGGTGCGCAACCTCGTCGACACCGAGACGTACCACGAGATTTTTCCTGACCTTGTCCTCTCGGCGGACTCAAAGGCCGCAGGTCGGTGGAACACCAGCAAGATGGGTGACTACTTCGCCATTGGTATCGGCGGCGCGGTGACCGGTAAGGGTGCCGACCTGCTCATCATCGACGACCCGCACTCAGAACAGGAAGCTGCGTTGGCGGAAGTGAACCCGGATATTTACGACAAGACCTACGAGTGGTATACTTCCGGTCCCCGTCAGCGTCTGCAACCGGGCGGTGCTATCGTCATCGTCATGACCCGGTGGTCGAAGCGCGACCTGACCGGGCAGATATTGAAAGACGCAACCCAGAACGAGTCTGTTGGTGAGTGGGAAGTCGTTGAATTTCCAGCAATTTTGCCTAGCAACAACCCGCTGTGGCCCGAGTTTTGGTCGGTTGATGAACTCCTGAAGGTCAAGCGCGACGTCCCTAACAGCAAGTGGATGGCGCAGTACCAGCAGAACCCCATCTCGGAGAGCGCTGCTATCGTCAAGCGCGAGTGGTGGCAGACGTGGGAGCGTGAGACCCCGCCCCAGTGCGACTTTATCCTGCAATGCTGGGACACGGCCTTTGAGAAGACGCAGCGAGCGGACTACTCGGCGCAGACCACGTGGGGTGTATTCTACCACCCGGACGACAACGGCATAGAGCAGGCCAACATTATCATGTTGAACGCGGCGAGGGACCGCGTGGAGTTCCCCACGCTCAAGCAGTGGGCCATCGACGAGTATAAAGAGTGGGACCCGGACAGCGTCATCGTCGAAAAGAAGGCGTCGGGCGCTCCGCTTATCTATGAGCTTCGCTCCATGGGGATACCCGTGCAGGAGTTCACCCCCACCCGTGGGAACGACAAGATCAGCCGTCTGAACGCTGTGGCGGACATATTTGCCTCTGGGCGCGTCTGGGCTCCGGCAACACGCTGGGCGGAGGAGGTTATTGACGAGGTGGCTGAGTTTCCTGCCGGCAGCCACGATGACTTTGTCGACACCGTCTCCATGGCGATGCACAGGTTCCGGCGCGGGGGCTATATATCTACTACGCTAGACGCAGACGACGAACCGCTGTATTTTAAAAGCTCACGCAGACAGGGGTATTACTGATGACCGAGGTCAAGGCGCTGTTTCCCATTGGCAAGACCCAGTGGTCGAAGTGGAAAGACAAGCAGAAAATTGCCTTCAACGAGGCCCGTGAAGCAGGTGTGCCGTTTGCTGACGCCGTTGCGGCGGCTAACTCCATCAAGAGCGGAGGTCTGCTGGGCGTCCTCAAGGACGTGGCTGAAATTACCACTACCGTGGCAAGCGTAGCGACGGGGGTCGCACCCGTCATTGGCGTAGCCGCTACCGTAGCGCGTGCTACCCGTAAAAAGGCATAACCATGGCAATCGACAAGTCCCTTAACCCCGCCCCTACTGGCTTGACTGCTATGCAGCCGACGCTGGACATCGACGAGCAGTACGCGGAGCCGAACGATCCTGAGATCGAGATTGAAATCGAGCTCGACGAGGACGACGAGGGAGAAGAGGACGACGCGCCTCCGGGGTTTGACGACAACCTTGCCGAGGACATGGACGAGGGTCAGCTGACTGAGCTGGCAGGTGACCTGCTGGGTGAGTTTGACGAGGACATCAGCAGCCGCAAGGACTGGATACAGACGTATGTAGACGGTCTTGAGCTGTTGGGTATGAAGGTCGAGGACCGCACCGAGCCGTGGCCCGGTGCCTGCGGTGTGTACCACCCGCTCCTGTCTGAAGCTCTGGTCAAGTTCCAAGCCGAGACCATGATGGAGACGTTCCCGGCCCAAGGCCCGGTGCGGACGCAGATCATCGGTGAAGAGACCCCCGAGACGCGTGACGCCGCCCAGCGTGTGCAGGCGGATATGAACTACGAGCTCACCGACGTCATGACGGAGTATCGGCCCGAGCACGAGCGGATGCTGTGGGGTCTGGGCCTGTCGGGCAACGCCTTCAAGAAGGTCTATTTCGACCCGAGCCTTGGCCGCCAGACGGCTATGTATATCCCCGCCGAAGATGTGGTGGTGCCTTACGGCGCGTCCAACCTTGAGACGGCAGAGCGCGTCACTCACGTGATGCGTAAAACGCCTAATGAACTCAAGAAGTTGCAGGTAAAAGGCTTCTACCGCGAAGTCGAGATGGATGACCCTGTCGACAGCTTCGATGAGGTCGAGAAGGCCATCGCGGAGAAAATGGGCTTCCGCGCGTCTAGTGACGACCGCTACAAACTGCTGGAGATGCACGTCGACCTTGTGCTTCCGGACGACGAGTATGCCGAGGACGAGTCCGAAGCCCAGATCGCTGTCCCCTACGTGGTCACCATCGAGAAGGCCACACAGACCATTCTTGCTATCCGTCGCAACTGGAACCCAGACGACGAGATGAAGCAGAAGCGCAACCACTTCGTACACTACTCATACGTGCCGGGGTTTGGCTTCTATGCCTTCGGTCTCATCCACCTCGTGGGTGCCTTCGCCAAGTCGGGTACGAGTCTTATCCGTCAGCTGGTTGATGCAGGCACGCTGAGCAACCTGCCCGGTGGCTTCAAGACCAAAGGTCTGCGGGTTAAGGGTGATGACACCCCCATCGCTCCGGCTGAATGGCGCGACGTCGACGTCGCCAGTGGTACGATGCGCGACAATATTATGCCGCTGCCGTACAAGGAGCCAAGCCAAGTCCTCTACAGCCTTCTGGGTACCATCGTAGAAGAAGGTCGCCGCTTCGCTGGCGCTGCTGATATGAAGATCAGCGACATGTCTGGTCAGGCTCCGGTCGGCACGACGCTGGCTATCCTTGAGCGCACCTTGAAGACCATGTCGGCGGTGCAGGCGCGCATCCACTACGCGATGAAGCAGGAGTTCAAGCTCCTCAAGGCCATCATCCGTGACTACACCTCGGACGACTACAACTATAAGCCAGAGGTTGGCCCCAAGCGCGCCAAGCAGGCCGACTATGACAAGGTGTATGTCATCCCTGTGTCGGACCCCAACGCCGCCACCATGGCACAGAAAATCGTCCAGTATCAGGCGGTTATCCAGTTGGCGCAGTCGGCTCCGGGCATCTACGACATGCCCTATCTGCACCGGCAGATGCTCGAAGTGCTGGGTATCAAGAACGCTCAGAAGCTGGTCCCACTGCAAGACAGCGACGAGATGAAGCCGCGTGACCCAGTGTCCGAGAACATGGACATCTTGAACATGAAGCCGGTGAAGGCGTTTATGTACCAAGACCACGAAGCGCACCTCGCCGTCCACATGGCGGCTATCCAAGACCCGAAAATCCAGCAGATGGTGGGGCAGAGCCCCAACGCACAGACCATCATGGGGGCTATGACGGCTCACATGCAGGAGCATCTGGCGTTTGAGTATCGTCGTCAGGTCGAGTTGCAGGCTGGTGTACCGCTGCCGCCGCCCAATGCTGAGATGGACGAGAAGACCGAGCTGGAGGTGTCTCGTCTGGCCGCCGCCGCTGCACAACAGCTGCTCCGGAAGAACCAAGGGGAAGCTGCACAACAGCAGGCCCAGCAGCAGGCACAGGACCCCATCGTCCAGATGCAGATGCAGGAGCTTCAGATTAAGCAGGGCGAGCTTAAGCTCAAAGAACAGCAGTTTGCTGTCACTGCCGCCGAGAAGGCAGACAAGCTCGACATCGAGCGCGAGCGCATTGCAGCACAGAAGGAGATTGCTGGTCTCAACGTCGGTGCCAAGGTCGCTACAGACAAAGCACGGTTGGCATCGGACGAGCAGCTGGAAGGGCTGCGTGTGGGCGTCCAAGTCGCCCGCGAGAGTATGATGAGTGAGCAAACGCCGGCCAAACCCGGCGAGGAGGCTGAATGACGAGCGACATCTTCCGCCATCTGGCGAACAAGAACAACGAGGAGATCAAAATCCTCTCTGACGATTTGGCGCGTGGGCACGCCAAAGACCACGGGGAATACAAATACGCCGCTGGCGTAATCCGTGGGTTGATGATGGCTAACAGCTTCATCGCTGAAACTGCCCACAAAATGGAGACTGACGATGACTGATACAGAGGACAAAACTCTGTTCGACGACCTACCTACCCTGCGAAAGATGACCAATGTCGAGGCGGCCAACCAGCCAGCCGAAGACAAACCCAAGCAGCTGCCAGAACCGATGGGATATCGCATCCTGTGTGCTGTTCCGGACATCGAAGAGAAGACCTCTGGGGGTATCATCAAGGCAGATGTCACCCGCCACTACGAAGAACTTCTGACCACCGTGCTGTTCGTGCTGAAAATCGGCCCGGACGCCTACAAGGACGCCAAGCGGTTCCCTTCTGGGGCGTGGTGCAAGGAAGGTGACTTCGTTTTGGTGCGCCCGAACTCGGGTACGCGGGTGAAAATCCACAACCGAGAGTTCCGCATCATCAATGACGACAGCGTTGAAGCTGTTGTGGACGACCCGCGAGGCATCTCGCGCGCCTAACGGGGGCGTTTTCCCGTACAAAGGAGAGAAGTGATGGCTACCAAGCCCGCTGATGACGACTTCCAGTGGGAAGTCGAAGCTGAAGACGCCGAAAATACCCAGTTGGAGGTCGTAGACGATACTCCGGAGGCTGACAGGGGCCGTGAGCCCATGCCAAAGGAGATTGTCGAGGAGCTGGAGAACGACGAGCTCGAAGAATACTCCGACAAGGTCAAAACCCGCCTCAAGCAGATGAAAAAGGTCTGGCACGACGAGCGCCGGGAGAAGGAGCGCGTCCAGCGCGAGCAGCAGGAGGCCGTTAACGCCGCCCATCGCCTGTTGGAAGAGAACCGTCGCCTGAAAAGGACGTTGTCGGAAGGCGAACAGTCGCTTGTCGGCAGCTATAAGCAGACCGCCGAGTATGAAATCGACGCCGCCCGTCGGGCTTACCGCGATGCGTACGAGTCTGGTGACGCTGACAAGGTTGTCGACGCTCAAGAAAAGCTCTCGCGGGCTACTTTGCGGCTTCAGCAGGTCGAACAGTATCGACCTACTTTACAGCAGCCGGAAACTGAGGTAGACATTGTACCGCAGCAGGTGCAACAGCCCCGGCTCGACCAGAAAACGGTTACGTGGCAAGAGCGTAATACGTGGTACGGGACCGATCCGGAGATGACTGCATCGGCTCTCGGGCTTCACCAGAAGCTCGTTAATGAACGTGGCCCGCAGTATGTGGGTTCCGACGAATATTGGACAGCCGTCGACAAAACGATGCGCCGTCGATTCCCCGATTACTTCGGGGATGAAGAGGCTCCGAAAACCTCTTCGCGCGAAAACAAGAGCGCGAATGTCGTAGCTCCTGCTTCACGCAGCCGGTCCCCCAAAAAGATTGTGCTGAAACAGTCCCAGCTGGCCATCGCCAAGAGGTTGGGTCTTACTCCCGAGCAGTACGCTCGTGAACTTATGAAGACGGAGAACTAATATGGCTACTCGTGATACTCGTTCCCTTGACGACGTCATGGAAACTCTTGGTGAAGCGCGTGCGCCTCGCCAGACGCGTGAAGAAACAAAGCGTGTCGAAGTTTGGGCCCCAGCATCAACGCTGCCCGAGCCAGACAAGCAGCCGGGTTACGCCTATCGCTGGATTCGTGTCTCCACGAACGGTGAGAAGGACCCCCGGAATATTTCGGCTAAGCTGCGCGAAGGTTGGGAACCTGTTAGCATTAGCGAGCAACCCAAGTTTAGCCTGATGGTCGATCCGGACAGCCGCTTCAAGGACAACGTCGAAGTCGCAGGGTTGCTGCTTTGCAAAGCCCCGATGGAACTGATGAACCAGCGTAAGTCTTACTTCTCTGGTAAAAATCAGTCTCAGATGGAGTCAGTGGACAACAACTTTATGCGCGAGAGCGATGCTCGTATGCCTCTCTTCCGTGAGAAGAAGTCATCGACATCATTTGGCAAAGGCAGATAACAGGAGCTAATTATGGCTTATCCCGCTGTTGAAGCCCCATACGGGCTTCTCCCGATTAATCTTATCGGCGGTCAGGTGTTTGCCGGGTCCACCCGTCAGATTCCGATTGCTGTCAACTCGTCCACGGCCATCTTCTATGGTGACGTCGTCAAGTTGAACAGCGACGGCAATCTCGACAAGGACACCGGTACGAGCGCCGCTACCCCGGTAGGTGTGTTCCTTGGTTGCACCTACGTCGATCCGACGTTTGGTCTGACCTTCCGTCAGTACTACCCCGGTACCACGAACATCAGCGGCATCACGGCCTACGTGCTGGACGATCCCGATGCGCTGTTCAAGGTCGCCGTGGTTTCGAGCGGCACCACCATGAGCTTTGTGAACCGTACTTCGGTCGGTAACAACGCTGTTCTGGTGCAGAACTCGGGCCTGACGAACACTGGTAACAGCCGCGTGGCTGTTAGCTCGACCACCGCAACCACCTCGACGTGGCCCGTGCGCGTGGTGGACGTCATCCCCGATACCGCTCTGGCGGGTAACCCCGGTTCGTATTCCGAGGTTATCGTCAAGTGGAATCAGGGTATGCACCAGTACCTCAACCCAACCGGCGTGTAAGGAGACTGAACAATGGCAATTTCACGCGCACAGCTTCTCAAGGAGCTTCTGCCGGGTCTGAACGCCCTGTTCGGCCTCGAATACGCACGCTACGGCGAAGAGCATAAGCAAATCTTCGAAACGGAAAGCTCTGAGCGTTCGTTCGAAGAAGAAACCAAGCTCTCGGGCTTCTCGGCTGCGCCGGTGAAGAACGAAGGTTCGGCCATCGCTTATGACAACGCACAGGAAGCTTGGACGGCTCGCTACAACCACGAGACGATTGCTCTCGGGTTTTCCATCACGGAAGAAGCCATCGAAGACAACCTGTACGACTCGCTGTCGGCCCGCTACACCAAGGCACTTGCTCGTGCCATGGCGTACACCAAGCAGACCAAGGCTGCGGCTGTCCTGAATAACGGCTTCGACGCCGATTATCCCGGTGGCGATGGCGTGGCTCTGTTCTCGGCTTCGCACCCGTTGGTCGGTGGCGGCACCAACTCGAACATCCCCAGCACCCCGGCTGACCTCAACGAAACCTCGCTTGAGGCTGCGGTCATCCAGATTGCTGCGTGGACCGACGAGCGTGGCCTGCTGATCGCGGCTAAGCCGAAGAAGCTGGTTGTTCCGCCTAGCCTGATGTTCGTTGCGACTCGACTGCTGGAGACCGAACTCCGCGTGTCGACCTCCGACAACGACATCAACGCCATCAAGTCGAACGGTGCTATTCCTGAAGGGTACACGGTCAACCACTTCCTGACCGACCCGGACGCATGGTTCCTGACGACCGATGTGCCGAACGGCCTGAAGCACTTTGTTCGTACGCCGATGGCGCAGAACATGGATGGTGACTTCGACACCGGCAACGTTCGCTACAAGAGCCGCGAGCGTTACAGCTTCGGCTGGAGCGACCCGCTCGGCATGTACGGCAGCGAAGGCGCAGCCTAAGCTAAGTCCTAGGGAAGTTTAGGACTTCGAGACCCCCCGGCGAAAGTCGGGGGGTCTTTTCTTTGTCTCTGTGTCGTGCTACAAGTACGCCACTAGGTATTTAACCCGTGCCGACTGTCCTAGCAGACGTAGTAGCGACGGTATGGGTATGTGCTACTACACGGAGATAAATGATGGCGAATACCACGTTCAACGGTCCGGTACGTTCTGAGAACGGCTTCCAGACCATCTCGATCAACGCTTCGACTGGTGCGGTTACCGTCACCTCCACCCTTGGCCCCGCTATGTCGGTTACTTCTCTGGCGGCAACTGGCGCTGTCACGGCAGCTTCGGTATCGGCAACTGGCAACGTCACGGCTGACAGCAACGTCGCGCTTGTCGCTGGCGGCGCTTCTGCGTTCATCGCAACCAACACGGCTGCTGGCATGGGCGTCTACATCGGCTCGGGTGCCCCGACCGTGGCTGCTGCCAAGGGTTCAATCTACCTGCGCAGCGATGGTAGCTCGGCTTCGACCCGCTTGTTCGTTTCGGATGGCGGCACCACTTGGATCGCCGTAACCACCGCGTCGTAATAGCTCAATAGGAGGGCCACCCCTATGGGTATGCAATACGATGTCAAATCCAAACACCGGTCTACTTCAGGTGTTGCGTACGGTTCCCGCACCCGCTTGAAGGGGGCTATTATTTCTGCAAACGCGACTGCGGCAGCAAGGCACGTCCTTTTTATGGACAACGATCCGCAAGCGGGTACGTACAGCATTACCTCAACCACACTAACAGTTACGGTAGCAAATAATCTCGTTGCCGGTGATAGGGTATTCCTAGATTTCACCAGCGGTACCGCTGTGGACGGCGCGTACACCGTCCTTACTGCTAATGCCACCACCTTCACGGTTACTACGGCGGCATCGGGTACGGGTAACGTAACGGCCTACTTAACTGTATTGTTGGAAGCTGATAGCTATAATGCTGTGGCATACTCTATCCTTGTTCCCGGCGAAGGCATTCTAGCTGAAAATGGGATTTATGTAGGGTTGGATGCTAACCTAACCACTACAGTTTTCTACGGGTGACCCATGCAAGCAGTCAAAGGCTTCGATATGGCGGGAAAAGGGGTCTTCATTGGCCTCCCCGCCTACGACTTCAAGGTGTCGCTGAAGCTTGCGGTCTCGCTTGCTCGCTTCGCGCAGCTGGCTCCTAAGCACGGTATTGACATCAACATCGGCAGCGTCTGTGGCTGCTCGGTGGTCTCTCGGGCGCGCAACCTGCTGGTGCAGGACCTGCTGGAGTCGGACGCTGACTACCTTATGTTTATCGACTCGGACATCAACTTCGAGCCTGAAGACATCCTGCGCCTGATGGCGTGGGCTCAAGACCCCAAGAAGGGCATCGTGGCGGGTGTCCCCCGCGTCCGGGACGTACAGAAAACCTACATCGCAGACCTCGACTATGATGAGAATGGCGAGCTGACGATGAACGGTATGGGCCTTGTTCGGGCTACGCGCGTAGCGACAGCGTTCATGCTGATTCAGCGCAAGGTCATCGAGGACATGATCGCCGCGCACCCAGAGTGGAAGTACTACGACAAACGCTGCGGCAAGACGGTCCCGGCCCTGTTCGACTTCAAGCTCACCGACGAGGGTTACATGGGCGAGGACTTCCTGTTCTGCGACCGTGCCCGCGAGCTGGGTTATGAAGTGTGGGTCGATCCGACCATCAGCCTCGGCCACATGGGTGTGCAGGAGTACACCGGTAACTATGGGGACGACGTCCTCTACCCGATGGTTGTTCCACAGAAGGATGTAGCATGAAGAAGCGTTACGCTGATGGTGGTGGGGTAGACGAAGAACTCGTCGTCGAGGGTATGCGCCCTCAGAACTTCAACCTTGCTTCTCTGAATCGTGGCTCGTCCAGCGGTGGTATGGGCCCGTCGATGCCGGGTGGCGGCGGTGGTATGGCTGGTCCTGCAATGGGCTCGGCTCCGGCTCGTGCTCCTATGCCGATTGCCCGCACTGCTGGTTATCTTGGCCCTACCATCCGTGGGGAAGGCGGCGAGCGTGTGTCCCTTGGCGTTGGCCGCCGTGGCGCTATTGGCGCTGGTGCAGCTATCCCATTCAAGAAGGGCGGCAAGGTCAAAAAGATGGCCAAGGGCGGTTCTACGGCCTCTAAGCGCGCAGACGGCTGCGCCACCAAGGGTAAGACTAAAGGAAGGTTCGTCTGATGGCTAAACTTGATCCTCTCAAAGTGTTGCTCGGTCCTCTCGCTGGGGGGACCATCTACGACTCACCCGCCGCGCATCTTTTTGGTATTAAAGACCCAGAGGAAGTTCGTCGCCTCCGTGCTGCGGAAGAAGCTGAAGCAGAAAAGAAGGCTGCTGCCGCCAAAAGCGGCATGAAGCCGGCTGGTGGCATGAAGCGCGGCGGCACGGTCAAGAAGATGGCCAGTGGCGGTATGCCGTCCATCGAAGAGTCGCTGAAGAGCGGCAACCGTGTCTCTGAGCAGGTTGGTAAGGAAACCAAGAAGCTCATGCCCCCCAAGAAGCGTACGATGCCGTCCCCCGGCGAGTCCGTGAAGTCGGGCAACCGCATGTCTGGCGAGGACGCCAAGGACCTGAAGGCTGTCAAGAAGTACGCCAAGGGCGGCTCCGTTAGCTCGCGTGGTGACGGCTGCGCGGTGCGCGGTAAGACCAAGGGGAAGATGGTCTGATGGCTAAGTCCCCGGCTTGGACGCGCAAGGAAGGCAAGAACCCCAAGGGTGGCTTGAACGCCAAAGGGCGTGCGTCCTACAACAAAGCCAATCCGGGGAAGCCGGGGCTCAAGGCCCCGCAGCCTGAAGGTGGTGCCCGTAAGAAGTCCTTCTGCGCCCGGATGTCCGGGATGAAGAAGAAGCTGACGAGCTCCAAGACCGCCAACGACCCGAACAGCCGCATCAACAAGTCCCTCCGGGCGTGGAAGTGCTGATATGACCGACGACGCAAAAACTGCGCTCGATGCGGCTTCGGTGTTCACCGTTGTTGGAACTTTAATGGATATGCTTCCGGCTGTTGCCGCCATCTTCACCATCATCTGGACTAGCATTCGTATCTATGAGACAGATACGGTGCAAAAGTTTCTCGGAAAGGACTGACATGCCTAGCAAGACCCCCAAGCAGAAGAGCTTCATGGCAGCAGTCGCTGCTAACCCCAAGTTCGCCAAGAAGGTGGGCGTTCCTTCCAAGGTCGGCAAGGAGTTCGCTATGAAGGACAAGAAGATGGCCGATAAGACCGGTCGTGCGATGACCAAGAAGTCAGCTGACACGATGGGCCGTGCGATGCCGAAGATGGCCTCTGGCGGTGCATGTAAGGCCGCTGGCGGTAACGTGTCGAAGCGCGCTGACGGCGTTGTCAAGAAGGGCAAGACCGACACCAAGATGCCGAAGATGGCCATGGGCGGGAAGAGCTGCTGACATGCGACCGAGTCGGGGTATGGGTGCCATAGCGGCATCTAAGATGCCAAAGGCGAAGACTATTCGTCGGAAGGACAACCCCGACGAGGTCACCATGTACGCCAAGGGCGGCAAGGTGAAGGCAAAGCGCATGGCCGAAGGCGGCAGCACCAAGGACGCGTGCTACTCCAAGGTTAAGGCGCGCTACAAAGTCTTTCCTTCCGCCTATGCCTCGGGTGCTATCTCTAAGTGCCGCAAGGTCGGTGCCAAGAACTGGGGTAACAAAGGTGGCAGTTCGTAAGACCGAGAAAGGCGCTTCGCTTAAGCGCTGGTTCCAAGAAGACTGGAAGGACGTCCGTACGGGTAAAGCCTGCGGGCGTCAGCCGGGTGAGAAGCGCGGCACACCTTACTGTAGACCTAGTAAGCGTATTTCTGATAAGACCCCCAAGACGTCGTCGGAGATGACTCCTACGGAGAAGAAGACGCGTATCGCTCAGAAGAAGCGGTTGGGGCAGCCTCCCGGTGCGCCTAAGCGCGTACAGGCAGCGCGGAGACAGAAATGACCACTAGCGGCACATCCACGTTTAACCTCAACCTTAACGAGCTCTTCGAAGAGGCGTTCGAGCGTTGTGGCGTGGAGATGCGCACCGGTTACGACTTCCGCACGGCGCGGCGCAGCCTGAATATCCTGACCATCGAGTGGGCGAACAAGGGTATAAACCTGTGGACAGTTGAGCAGGGCTCCATCCCCATGGTGCAGGGGCAGATCACCTATGAGCTGCCTGTGGATACCATTGACCTCATCGAGCACGTCATCCGTACGCAGTCGGGGCAGCAGGGTCAGACCGACATCAACATCAACCGCATCTCTGTGGATACTTACTCCACCATCCCGAACAAGAACGCGCAGGGTCGGCCTATTCAGGTGTGGATCAACCGCCAGTCAGGCGCGACCTATCCGCCGGGTGGACGCCCAGCAGGGACAAACACCACCACAGGCGTGGACCATCCGCAGATCAATGTCTGGCCGGCTCCGGAGCAGAGCAACTACTACACGTTCGTCTACTGGCGGCTGCGGCGCATCCAAGATGCTGGCACCAACGGCCTCGTGACGCAGGACATCCCCTTCCGCTTCATCCCGTGCCTTGTGGCCGGTCTGGCGTATCACCTGTCGCTGAAACTGCCCGGTGCGCTGGAGCGGTCTATGGGCCTCAAGGCAATGTATGACGAGCTGTGGCTGGAAGCATCGGACGAGGACCGCGAGAAGGCCCCGCTACGTATCGCCCCACGCCAGTATTTCCGATAGGTTATGCCCCATGGCCCATTGTTCTTGGCATGGGCTGCGGGGTTTTTCGACGGCGAAGGCTCTGTTTTTGTTGAGATATCCAAGAACAAAAACACTCGGCGTAGAGTACGTAACTTGCTAACCGCGTCCGTTACTCAGACGTCTACACCGTGCCTGAATCTGTTCAAGGAGCATTTTGGCGGTAATATAACGCCGATAACCAAGAGTCGGCGGCACCACATGAACAACTCTGTATGCTACGTGTGGCGCGTACGCAGTAAAGATGCGATAGCGTTCCTTGAAGCCATAGCCCCTTATGTGGTAGTGAAGAAGGAGCAAGTAGAGTTAGCGCTCCAGTACCCACTTACGTCGGCAGACGGTAGGAAATATGCGGGTCCCTATAACCCCCTACCTGACGAGGTTCATAACCGTCGTATGGAGATAGGGCAAAAACTCAGAGACATCCGGGCGTCGATGAAGACGGCTTCGGCAGTGAAGGAGGATATAAGTGCCTAATCGCTTTGCCTCCGGCAAAAGGGCAATCTCACAGTGCGACCGCTGTGGGTTTCGCTACAAGCTCAAAGAGCTCAAGCAGCTCGTTATCAAGACGAAGAACGTCAACATCTTGGTGTGCCCCACGTGCTGGGAGCCGGATCAGCCTCAGTTGCAACTGGGCATGTACCCCGTGGATGACCCGCAAGCGCTGCGCAATCCACGCCCGGATACGACATATTACCAAGCCGGTCTCACAGGCTTGCGGGAAGAAACGCAGGGCGAAGTGCCTAACGACAACGTGCTGGCATCTGGCACGCCATCGGGCGGTAGTCGCGTCATCGAATGGGGCTGGGCCCCGGTCGGACTTAATAACCCCTTGGGTTTATCTGGCCTGCAAAATGCGCTATTGATGCAGGGTCAGGTAGGCACTGTGACGGTAACGACGGAGAACTAAGATGGCCAAGGACGACATCAAGCAGGACAAGGCGATGGTTAAGAAGGCCGTGCATAAGCACGAGGCCGCCATGCACAAAGGTATGCCGAAGACCAAGCTCGCCAAGGGCGGCAAGACCAACATGCAGATGAAGACCCTTGGTCGGAATCTTGCTAAGATCGCCAACCAGAAAAAGTCCTCGCGGGGGTAAAAAACATGTCTAACGGCACTCCGAAGAAGGTCGCTATCGGCGCAAACAATAGCGGCTATCCGAACAACATCGCCAACACTCAGACCCAGAAGACGCGCGGCACAGGCGCGGCCACCAAGGGTACCGGGCACAGCAAGAAGATGGGCTGATGAACTACGCTCAGCTGTTCGAGACGATCAAGGGATACGTTGAAAACGACTTCCCCAACACCTCGTGGACCGACTCCACGGGCTCGGGAACGGTTACCCTGACGTCCACCGAACAGATCGACACGTTCATTGTCAACGCCGAAGAACGTATCTTCAACGCGGTTCAGCTGCTGGACCTGCGCAAGAACGTCACCGGCAACTGCACACTGGGTAACAAGTACCTCACAGTGCCCTCGGATTGGCTGGCCAACTTCTCCATGGCCGTCATCGACGGGGACGGGAACTATGAGTACCTGCTGAACAAGGATGTGAACTACATCCGGGGAGCCTACCCCAACCCCAACACGCAGGGGCTGCCGACCCACTACGCCTACTTTGACGAGAACTCGTACATCCTTGGCCCCACGCCCGACGCTAACTACGCTGTAGAGCTGCACTATTTCTACTACCCGCCGTCCATCACGACTGCGGGTACCTCGTGGCTCGGAGACAACTTCGAAAGCGTGCTGCTCTATGGCGCTCTGCTGGAGGCGTATACCTTCATGAAGGGTGAGGCCGACGTGCTAGCTGGGTACCAGAAGCGTTACGACGAAGCGCTTGCTCTGCTGAAGCAGCTGAGCGAAGGTAAAAACCGTGAAGACATGTATCGCAGCGGCCAAGTCCGCTACCCGGTGAGGTAATATGTTTAGCGCACTCGCAGGCGGTGATATCGGCAGCGTCATGGTTATGACGACGGAGGGGCGTGGCTTCACCCCCGAAGAGATTGCCGAACGCGCGCTGGACAAGATCATCTACGTAGGTAGCAACACGCATCCGGCTATCCGGGATCAGGCTGAAGCCTTCAAAGACAGCATCCGTGCTGTGCTTGTGCATTATATGCACGAAGCGGTGCGGTCGCATAACGTGACTCTGGTGAACAAATTTAAACAGGCGGGTCATCCAGAGCTAATCCCGATCCTCGACGCATAAGGATACCTTAAGATGGCAATTACTCAAGCAATGTGCACTAGCTTCAAGGCGGAAATCCTCCTTGCGGTTCATGACTTTCGCGCTACCGGTGGCGACACCTTCAAGCTGGCGCTGTACACCTCGTCGGCCAGCATCGACGCCAACACCACGGCGTATAGCGCGTCGAACGAAGTATCGGGCACCAACTACACGGCTGGCGGCGGTACGCTGGTGAACCTTGGCGTCGTGACGTCTAACAACACGGCTTCGACCGGTGTCGGCTTCACCGACTTCTCGGACCTGACCTTCGCCAACGCGACCATCACGGCTCGCGGTGCGCTTATCTACAACAACACGCCTTCGGCAAACTCGAACGCCAACACCACGCTGACTAACGCAGCTGTGGCGGTTCTGGACTTCGGCTCGGACAAGACCTCGACGGACGGTGACTTTACTATCATCTTCCCGACGGCGACCAACACGACGGCCATTATCCGGATCGCTTAAGGTGAGCTTCTGGGACCGCTTCGAGAGCAGCCGCGACGGCATCGAGGACACTATTGAGTTCACGATCCGCTTGGCGGTCGTGACGCTTGCGGCGGTCATCCTCGTCGTCGTTATCGCTATGGTCGCCGGCATGTTCGCGCCGAACCACATCGTGGACAGCAATAAGGTCTTTGAGATCATCGGCCCTGCGTTCAACACCATCGTCGGTGCGTTCGTCGGCCTGCTGGGTGGCCTGAGCCTCAACGCCAATGCGCGTGACAAGTCGGCGGAACCCGCCCCGGTCGAGCCTGACCCGGACCCAGAAGTCGGTGAGTTTAATCCTGTACCGTTGGTCCGCCCTGCTGACCCAGTTGTCGAAGACGATGACGATGACGATGACATGGCCCCGTGGGAGAAGTACCGCAACGATCTGCGCTACGATGCCAATGGCGACGGCGTGGTGGATGAGGACGACTTCCCGGATTGGCGTAATCCGGGGGCGTAATGACCGGCAATCTCTCCACAGTTGAACTGATTGGTCAGCTCTGGCCGGTCGTGCTGGCGTTCATCTCGTTGACGATCATCCTTGCCAAGATGGACGTGCGCCTTGGCGTGGCGGAGGAGAAGATCAAGACGCTCTTCGAACTCTGGAATAAGAAGAAGGACGAATGAGCCTCGTAGACCTTCAGAAAAAGATTGGCGTCACCGCTGACGGTGCGTTCGGTCCCGGCACGCTCAAGGCCGCCGCCGCTTACTACAAGCTGTCGCCTAACCGCGCTGCGCACTTCTTTGCTCAGACGGCACACGAGAGCGGCAACTTCACCGCGTTCAGCGAGAACCTGAACTACGGCGCGAAGGGCCTACGTGGTATCTTCGGCAAGTATTTCCCGACCGACGCTATGGCCAAGATGTACGAGCGCCAGCCACAGAAGATCGCCAACCGCGTCTATGCCAGCCGCATGGGTAACGATGATGAGTGGTCGGGAGATGGCTGGAAGTACCGTGGGCGCGGCGCGCTGCAACTCACGGGCAAGCTGAACTATAAGGCGTTCTCGGATTACATCGACCGCCCAGACGTGATGGAGAACCCGAACCTCGTGGCGGGTGAGCTGTGCTTCGAAAGCGCGCTTTGGTTTTTCGATAAAAATAAGCTATGGTCGATCTGTGATAAGGGTATCAACGACGCCGCTATCCTTGCCCTGACGAAGCGCATCAACGGCGGCACGCATGGTCTCGACGACCGCATGGTGAAGACGAAGAAGTTCGCTAACTGGCTCTAAGGAGAAAAGACATGCTCGCTGGTTATAAGACCTACATCACCGCTGGTGTGGCTATCGTCGTAGCGGTAGCTGAGTTCCTGACCGGTGACGCTTCGCTGGCTGATACCTCACAGCTGGTGTTCACCGCCCTTCTGGCTGCTTTTGTGCGTAACGGTATTAAGTAATGGCTCTCGTCCTTGCTGACCGCGTAAAGGACACCACGACCTCTACGGGTACGGGTACAATTACGCTTGCCAACTCTCCACCGGCAGGCTTTCAGTCTTTTACTGCGGTCGGCAACGGAAACACGACCTATTACACCATCGCTGGCGGCTCCCAGTGGGAGGTCGGCATTGGCACCTATACGTCCTCCGGCACGACCCTATCGCGCGATACGGTGTTGTCGTCGAGCAACGGTGGGTCTTTGGTAGACTTTGCGGCGGGGACCAAGGACGTCTTCGTCACATACCCGGCAGAGGAGTCGGTGTACCAAGACGGAGCAGTTATCAAGGCCGGGACGGCTATCCTTCCCGTCGCCAACGGCGGCACCGGCGCTGCAACGCTGACGGCTAACAACGTCCTGCTCGGTAACGGCACATCGGCGGTGCAGGTAGTCGCTCCCGGTACCAATGGTAACGTTCTAACCAGCAACGGCACAACGTGGACGAGCGCGGCTCCGGCTGCCAGCGGCGCAACTAAGGGGCAGGCAATCGCCTTTTCCCTCATTTTCGGCTTGTGAGGAACTAGGTCATGGCCAACCCGAATATTGTCAACGTCACATCCATTCTCGGCGACAACAGCAGCGTATCGCTGACCTCGACCTCCGCGACGCAGATCGTCAGCAACGCTGCATCAAGTGGTAAGGTGCTGAAAATCAACGCGATTCTTGTATCGAACGTCGATGGCACCAACGCCGCTGACATCACGATCAACAAGTACAGCGCGGCTGCACTGGGTGGCACGGCTTTCGCGATTGCGTCAACGATCTCAGTGCCGGCTGACGCCACGCTGATCGTCGTCGATAAGACCACGTCGATCTACCTCAAGGAAAACGAGAGCATCGGCGCTATCGCTGGCACGGCGAACGATCTTGTTGTAACTTGCTCGTGGGAAGACATTTCGTAACAGGAGGCGTTAGTGCCCCTTAGCAAGTTTCCGGGCGGCATTCTCGGCGTCGGGTTCAACCCGCTGCAGGCTCCGAACGCGCCAACCATCGGCACGGCGACGGGTGGTAATGCGTCCGCGTCTGTGGCCTTTACTGCGCCGGCTAACGTCGGCGGATCGGCTATCACCAGCTACGCCGTGCAGAGCACTCCGGGGAACGTCGGCGCGTCTGGCGCGTCATCGCCGATTACCGTCTCCGGCCTGACCAACGGCACCGCCTACACGTTCCGCGTCACCGCGCTGAACAGCTACGGGCCTTCGCCTGCGAGTGGGGCGAGTAATAGCGCGACGCCTGCTTTGCCGCAGTATATTGCTGTGGGGTCCACCAACACGCCCTTCGTCACAGCCTACCCTTGGTCTGGTTCTGGCTTCGGCACGAAGTTCACCAATCCTGCTACGCTGCCTACGAGTGCCGGGCGCAACGTAGCGTTCACCCCCGCAGCCAACGCCATTGCCGTAGCACACGAATCTACTCCATTCGTCACAGCTTACCCTTGGAGTGTCTCTGGCTTCGGGACGAAGTTTGCCGATCCTGCCACGCTGCCTACGGACGGGTGCCGAGGCGTAGCGTTCAGTCCGTCTGGCGACGCCATCGCCGTGGCGCATTATGTTACGCCCTTCGTCACCGCCTACCCATGGTCTGTCTCTGGCTTCGGCACGAAATTCGCCAATCCTGCTACGACCCCTACGGGTACTGGTAACGGCGTAGCCTTTAGCCCGTCTGGTAATGCCATCGCTGTAGCGCACGACACATCGCCCCGCGTCACAGCCTACCCTTGGTCTGGTTCTGGCTTCGGCACGAAGTTCACCAATCCTGCTACGCTGCCGACTGGTAATTGTAATACGGTAGCGTTTAGCCCGTCTGGTAATGCCATCGCTGTAGCGCACGACATATCGCCCTTCGTCACCGCCTATGCATGGTCTGGCTCTGGCTTTGGAACGAAATTCGCCAATCCTGCTACGCTGCCTGCGGGCCTTGGCTTTGGCGTAGCATTTAGCCCCGCTGGCGATGCCATCGCGGTAGCGCACTCGGGGTCTCCAAATATAACAGCCTATCCTTGGTCTGGCTCAGGCTTTGGTACTAAGTTCGCCGATCCTGCTACCCTGCCTACGGCTACTGGCATCCGTGTGGCGTTCAGTTATGCTGGGGATGCTATCGCTGTAGCACAAGACGGCTCTCCCGGTGTAACAGCCTATCCTTGGTCTGGCTCTGGCTTTGGAACGAAATTCGCCAATCCTGCTACGCTGCCTGCGGGCCTTGGCAACGGCGTCGCCTTCGGTGCCGGCTAAGGAGACCCCTATGACCACGCGCTCCTTCCACACGGGGAACCTCTGATGCCGAATTACAGCGGGGTCTGGTCGCTCGTGCAGCAGCTTCAGGCTGTGTCGGCGGGCCTGTGGCAGTTGTCGCCGCAGTATTTCGTTGCTGTAGCGCACAACGCTTCACCCTTCGTCACCGCCTATCCGTGGTCTGGCTCCGGCTTTGGTACAAAGTTTGCCGACCCGGCGACGCTGCCGGCTGGGATTGGTCGTAGTATAGCATTCAGCCCATCCGGCAACGCAATCGCCATAGCACACGGTAACACGCCTTATGTAACGGCGTATCCGTGGACCCGTTCTGGCTTTGGCACGAAGTTTGCTAATCCGGGTACGGTTCCTACCGGAGATGGTCGTGGCGTAGCATTTAGTCCTACTGGCAACGCTATCGTCATAGCACACAGTACCACGCCATTTATCTCACTTTACCCTTGGAGCGACTCAGGCTTTGGCAGTAAACGTGCCAATCCCGCTACGTTGCCTACAGGCACTGGAAACGGCGTAACGTTCAGCCCTACTGGTGATAACATCGCTTTGGCACACAGCACATCTCCCTTTGTCACCGTTTATGCATGGAGCGGCACCACATTCGGAACGAAGCGTAACAACCCAGCTACATTGCCTGCAGACAATGGCTTTAGCGTAGCTTTTAGCCCATCCGGCGACGCTATTGCTGTAGCACATGAGATCTCACCCTTCATCAGCGCTTATCCGTGGAGTGGCACTAGCTTCGGCACGAAGTTTACTAACCCCGCAACGCTACCAACAGGTGAGGGTTTCGGCGTGGCGTTTTCACCCTCTGGTAACGCTATCGCCGTTGCACACGGCAGTTCACCGTTCATCACCGCCTACCCGTGGTCAGGTTCCGGCTTTGGGACGAAGTTCGCCGATCCGGCTACGTTGCCTACAGGCACTGGAAACGGCGTAACGTTCAGCCCTACTGGTGATGCTATCGTCGTGGCGCACAACGCTTCACCCTTCGTCACCGCCTATCCGTGGTCTGGCTCCGGCTTTGGTACAAAGTTTGCCGACCCGGCGACGCTGCCGGCTGGCACCATTGGCTACGGCGTTGCCTTCGGGCTGATTTCATAAGGAGCACAACACATGATCGACCTCAACGAAGAACGCACCAAGATCCTCACTGACGCCTACGAGCACCGTCAGCGCGAGGTTATGCACCACCAGATCAACATCGACAACTACCAGTTGGCGCTGCAAGAGATTGCTGAGAAGCACCCCGACTGCGAGATTATGGCCGAGTTCGCCAATCGCCTGCGCGAACTACTCGGTAGCTCGATCATTGAGCAGGCGAAGGAAGTCATCATGCGCGACGTGATGGCCAAGCAACTGGAGACTAACTAATGTTCTACTATTTAAATCCCCCCGGCGGTTCGGCAGTGTACCCCTACACCCTGACTGATCTTCGTCTGGCTAACCCCGGCGTGAAGTTTCCCGTAGACATCACCGACGCCATCGCGGCTGAATATCACTGCTTCCCGGTGCAGCCGACTGAGCCGAGTATCGCTCCCGTTGGTAAGAAGCAGGTACGCGACCTACCGGAAAGCGTGGACGGTATGTTTTTTGAGCGCTGGAAGTTAGTGGACCTGACGACTGAAGAGACAGACGCACAGTGGGCTACTGTCCGCGCAGAGCGTAATACGAAGCTGGCCGCGTGTGATTGGACACAACTTGCTGATGCCCCAGCGGACGACCTTCAGTGGGCCGTTTACCGTCAAGCCCTGCGCGACCTGCCGCAGACACAGACCGACCCGTTTAACATCGTCTGGCCACCTGCGGGGTAATTTTTAATGAGTAACCGTTGGCCCGGCGGCCTGATCCGCAAAACCCCTGTAACGCCGGCTGGGCCATACCAGAACGGTGCGGCTCCGGGCGTGTGGACGCTTGCCGAGGCGGCTTTCTGGACGAAGCAGGGGCTGTGGCCGATTGCGGGGAATGCGCGACTTGAATACCTCGCCGTGGCGCACAGCACGACACCTTTCATCTCGGCCTATCCGTGGAGCGGCAGCGGCTTCGGCACTAAGTTTGCCAATCCAGCTACTCTGCCTACAGGCGACGGTGTAGGCGTGGCGTTCAGCCCATCAGGCAATGCTATCGCTGTAGCGCACGGCATAACACCCTTCATCACGGCCTACCCGTGGAGCGGCTCTGGCTTTGGCGCAAAGTTTGCTAACCCGGGTACGCTGCCCCCTAGCACTGGTAGAGGCGTAGCGTTCAGCCCAGCAGGCGATGCCATCGCTGTAGCGCATACCACATCGCCCCGTATCTCCGCCTACCCTTGGAGCGGCAGCGGGTTCGGGACTAAGTTTGCTGATCCAGCGACGCTGCCCACGGGCGATGGCGAAGGCGTAGCTTTCAGCCCAGCAGGCAACGCCATCGCAGTAGCGCACGGCTTCTCCCCTCGTATCACTGCATACCCGTGGAGCGGTTCAGGCTTTGGTACAAAGTTTGCCAACCCCGCGACACTGCCTACGAATACCGGTCGGGGCGTAGCTTTCAGCCCAGCAGGCGATGCCATCGCCGTAGCGCATGCTTCCTCACCATTTGTCACTGCCTACCCTTGGAGCGGGTCTGGCTTTGGCGCTAAGTTTGCCAATCCCGCTACGCTGCCTCCGAACGGCGGTAGAGGTGTAGCCTTCAGTCCCGCAGGCGATGCCATCGCCGTGGCGCACGACACAACACCCTTCATCACCGCCTACCCTTGGAGCGGTTCAGGCTTTGGCACGAAGTTTGCTGATCCAGCGACGCTGCCGACTGGAGGTGGCTACGGTGTAGCGTTCAGCCCCGCAGGCGATGCCATCGCTGTGGCGTATTTCACAACGCCTTTCATCACTGCCTATCCTTGGAGTGGCAGCGGTTTTGGCACGAAGTTCACCAATCCAGCCACGCTGCCGGCAGGAGAGGGCAGGGGCGTAGCCTTCGGCGCAGCATAAGGAAACCCCATGATCGAGCAACTCATCAGCCGGGTCTGGCCCACACCACCCACTACGTGATATAGTCCTGTGTCGCAGTTAGAAAGGAGGTAACGCTATATGTTTGGTTTTACCCCCTTCGCCACAGCACCGTTCGCGGCCCTTGGTACTGCTAGCGTAGAAGTCCAGCTTACTGGCGTCCAAGCCGAAGCTCTGCTGGGTACGGCTGCCGCAGGCGTTTTTATCTCTGTCGACGTAACCGGCGTCGAGGGGCAGTCTGCGCTTGGCAGCATAGCGCTTCAGACCAACAACAACATAACCGTAACCGGGCTCGTAGGTTCGGTCTTCCAAGGCACCACCGGTACCAGCGGTGACGCGGTTATCATCGAGGACGGCGTAGCCGGATTTGGTCAAGTCGGTATCGCTGACGCCCGCGCCACTTTCAGCGTAAACGTCACCGGGGTCGAGGCAAACGCGCTTCTTGGTACGGTGCAGGCTACTGCACCTATAAATGTCCCTGTCACTGGCGTAGCTGCTGACGCGCTCCTTGGTACTGTTGCTATCGCTAGCGGCGCAGTCGTTACGCTTACAGGGCTCGCAGCTGCGGGGCAGCTAGGCTCACCGACCATAAATGCAGCTACAGCTGTTACCATTACCGGCGTAAGCGCCAATGCTCAGGTGAGTAGCGTCACCGTAGGTGTCTTCAAGCGCGTCTTCGTAACTGGTGTCTCTGCTACCGGCGAAGTCGGTACCGTTGCCGTACGGGGTGCAACTGGTGTATACCCAACGGGTGTACAAGCCATCGGTAGCATAACGAACGTAAATATCTGGGGGGTCATCAACGACAACCAGACGCCGAATTGGCAGCCTGTGGACGACGCGCAGTCCAGTACGTGGACATTGGTGAACGATGGTAATACGGTAGTTTGGGTAGAGATACCGACGTAAGGGACGAAAATGCCGAGCACTTACAGCAACCTCAAAATCCAGCTGATGGCCACGGGTGAGAACAACACCACGTGGGGTAACGTCACGAACGACAACCTTGGTGTCGCCATCGAGGAGGCTATTGCTGGCTCTGCGGATGTCACCTTCTCCAGCGGCGATGTCACGCTGACGCTCACCAACACCAACGCTACCCAGACGGCGCGTAACATGCGCTTGCGCTGCACCGGTACAACGGGCGGAGCCCGTAACCTTATCGTGCCTGCCATCGAGAAGGCGTACATCATCCAGAACGACTGCGCGGACGCCATCACGGTCAAGAACTCCTCCGGCACCGGTATCGCCGTTCCGGCTGGCAAGACCATGTGGGTCTACAACAACGCCACTAACGTGGTGGATGCGGTTACGCACCTGACGTCGCTTACGGTAGCTAGTTCGATCACAAACCAAGCACTCACCAACCCCACGGTGACCAACTACATCGAGACGCTTTATGCGCCTGC